ACGTTGATACCAGCACTGACGTTGATACCAGCACTGACGTTGATACCAGCACTGACGTTGATACCAGCACTGACGTTGATACCAGCACTGACGTTGATACCAGCACTGACGTTGATACCAGCACTGACGTTGATACCAGCACTGAAAAAGTTATAAGCAAAAAACAGCTTGCCATTGACACCTTAGAGTCTCTCGCCGATACAACCTACAAGGCGCTATCCGGTAAGCAAAAACACGATGTTAATCTTGTCGTAAACTCAATAATAGAGTTGGAATGTAGCGCACCTGAAAAGGCGGCAATCGTCACGGCATTATTAGCGCGCGGCTTTGTCAATGCGGATTTACTCGATACCATTTACAGTGTTTTAGTTAATGCAGAGTTATCTCAAGCCGCTTAACTCCATCCCTTAGGGACGTGTTTAAACACGTCCCCACTATCAATCAAGGTGTAAGAAAATGAAAAATATACCCGTTATAATTTGTTACCTGTTTGTTGCTTTGATTCTAGCGATAGCTTTAACAGGCTGTTCGACCCCAATAAAAGATTGCCAGTATTATATTGATAATCAAATAGACGATTTTACGGAATGCAAATTCATAAAACCAGACTGTACAACGGATTCTGACTGCGAATCTAAATACGGTGTACAATACTAACCCACTAAAACCCCACAAGCCCGGCTCAGTCCGGGCTTTTTATTGCCCAAAATTCCCCAAGCCCCCGCCAAAATCTTCCCCTAGTGGACAAAAGATGCTTCCCGCAGGGCCTCGTCCACGACGTTAATTCGCGACCAAAGCAATTTCCAGTCCAAGTTTTTATTTTCTTTGGCACGAAAATTGATATTTGACAAGCGGAAAAATCTGCGAATGATTTTCAAAATTTTGCACCAAAATGGTGCATGTTCTCTGTTTGTTCTCTATTTGCAGCTGAGTGCGAAATTTGCAGCTAGAGTGCCGCAGGTCAGGAATCCTGTGCGATTGAGGCTTATATAAGGGCATATATATATATATGTTTGAAAATATTTTTATTATAAATAAGAGGATCGTTTTTTAGGCCCTTTTGGGCTACCTACCCATCAGTGGAAACTTAATCATGGGTATCTTAATAGAATTTCACTATCTTTTTGGTCGTTTTTCTATTAAGATACTCATGGTTTCAACTCCATACATTTCTCACTCAGGCGACAAAATCCTAAAATCCACCCAAAAACCTCCTCTAGCCCGCGTCCCGCCTAGCCTCCCGCGCCGCTGACCAATACGCTAGATAAAATTAGCACAATCGGCAACAACTGCCGAAAGGAACTCACAAAAATGCCCAGACAAGCCAACTTATTCCGTAAACCAACCCCTGAGGATTTTTACTGCACCCTCGATATCCCTGAAACCACATCCAGAGGGAAACCCTCTAAAAGGACAGGGCCAACACCCAAGGAACTAAATATTCTTAGGAATAGTGCAGGAATAAATAACGCTTACCCAATGTACAGGCTCCCACCCAAAGACCTTGAGGACTACCTAGGGCACACTCTCGAGGAAATATCCCTAGCCCTGCGCCTCGATGCGATTACTGTACGAGGCAGGCACGATGGCAAAACCTTTGTAAAGTCTTCCAAACCAGTCGCCCTCTTCAATAAAGCCCGACAACACGCCCGCGAAGCGTCCAGGTACTTAGTTTATTTACGCCTTTACCGCAGAGATTTAATTGAGGCACTATCCCAGAACACGGTAGATAGAGTTTACCTTTGTGAAACCGAATACGACTTGTCCAAACTGTACCCTGACATCTCTCACTTAGAAAATTTTTCTTCAAGGATTGAATCCCACTACCTACTAGAGTTCGAGGACTTTACAAATGATGCGGAACTCTTTGCTAAATTTGAGAAACACCAGTCGGACATAGTCAACAGCAGGCGAGAGGTACAAGGCAAGCCATCCTTGCCCGATATGGCGGTTTATACCAGTCTGTACGACGTATTAGGTTTTGGGCACTACAATCGTCCACTAGGGGTCGGAACAACTCGCTACGAAGCCGCTAAGGCCATCTTCCCTGATACCCTTGCCCACCTTGGAATAGGTAAGCCATTAACTGCCAAAGAGTTTACCGAAGGCGTACAGTCTATGTATTCGGATTTGCACGCCTTACCGAAGGCGTTCCGCGCGTTGGAGCGATTCATGGAAGGAATCCATCGCCGGTACGGGCTACCGATAATGACATCTTACCGATCAGGAATGTGGTTCCCGACGGACTCCCGACAGGACGAAGTTACCTTTGCCGGCCAAGGCTTTTATAAGAACAGCCTGAACAGCCCGAGACTGTTTCACCGAGGGCTTCTGTATGCCATCACACACGGCGAGGGCCGCGCCTTACGGGAGATAATGTTAAAGGAAGGCAATCATGTCACCTTACTTGCAATCCTGCGTGAGCACGGAATCCTGGACGAAATTATGCAGGTCGGATTCGACCTTGTAATCAATAAAATATTATCGAAGGGAATTGAATAATGTTTAACAAATTAGATACCGAAGTCTTGCAAGAAACCATGATCGATTGTCTTGAAAAAGATGTGTTCATTGAAGCCGTTCGCGCCTACCAAGAGGCAAAGAGTCCAGCCACTAAGAAAGCTGCTAAAGTCGCCCTTGCCAATTACGATGACGCTTTGCGGAAGACGCCTCGCCCGATTTGACATACTACCTCAAAAGGGATATAATATACCTACATTCAAAACAAACCAAGGAAACCTCAGTGAAAAAGCGAATTAACCAAATCAGAATAGAAAATAAATTTTCTTTAATGGCGGCCATTGCCGCCGAAAGGCTGCTCTCACATGTTGCCAATGGCGGTTGGCTTGGCGCTTCCGCCGATCATTATTGTTTCGGGATTAAAGATAATGCTGGACAAATAATATCGTCAGGTTTTGACATTTTCACGGACGAACAACGCAAGGAGGCGGTCTTGATCGCTGAAGCGATTAATCCTAACCTTTGGCAGGATGCTGAAGACAATTTTAGAACGGAAGCTGAAGCCGACTCCCCGGAAGAAGCCCACCAAAAAGTCTTTGACGATTCGGTTTCCGAATCCTTGTCGGAAGTATCACGAGAGTTAAGCGATCAGCGTGACATCCAAGTCCTGATCGACCCTATCGACGATGGCGACGACGTTGACTACGACAACGACAATTGCCCTTATTGTGGGCGAGAGCCAAACGAATATGGCGGTGGTTGCAGATGGACAGATTGCCCGTCAAACACGTTGTATCAGTGCACCTCATGCGGTAGTCAGGAGTATGGAAGCTACTGTGTAAATTACGAATGCCGGGATTGCGGCGGACATATGTCGTGGCATAGCAGTTAGTGAAAATAAATATAACGCCACGGTAAGGCGACCGCCCACAGACCGATTTGACCCACAAGTGAGATAAGGTGATGAGAATTGTTGAATTAACAGAAGAAGAACTGGATGAACTAATTCATCTGAGCGGGTTTGCTTCATGTGAAGACAATACCGCTAGCAGGCTGTTTGATAAACTAACTGCAATTAAAGCACAACCTAAACGAGAACACACTGCAAACGATTCACGGAACATGCTTATTATTATTGAACAATTAGTGGAGGCAGGTCTACTATACTAGAGCTCCCAACCAACCCAATCTACGTCCCCTAGGGGACAATAACCTATCGAAGGGGGTTAGAAATGATAACAATCGAAACAGCCTTGCTGGGCCGAACATGCACTTACACATGCTACAAAAAAAAACTGGTAGTTTTAGCCATACAAAATTTGAAAGCGACCCATGCGAAATCGTGGCGGTTATGGCTGACAAGCGCGATAGTCCACACGCCATTCCAGAAGTATGGGTCACTGTAGAAACAAGCCAAGGCGGACTTAAAACCTTGGGTATCAGTGAAATTAACCTTAAACAGGTGAAAGCATGAGCAATGTTTTTGCATTTGAGTGGTGCGACTGCATTTTTGAGTCAGGCTTTTCTCTGGAGTCGCTGCACGACACGAAAATCGGCGCACTAAAAACGATGATTGCCACTGCAAACCTTCGTTGGCAAGAAGGTAGAAATAGTCAGTTGATGTACGGTGACGGTGGCACACAGCGGCTTGACCCGCTGCAATATGAGGCGTGGAGAGTACGAGCAATTAAACTGCATCGTGCTCAAAGCTGAGGTCAGATTGAGAGAAGATTTATACGTAGCTTCGGAGGAAGTATGGCGTTTAAAGGTAAGCATACATCTGTATATAGCACATCAGAAGATGGTGGACTTATCCACTATGTCAGGCTAATCCCAATAGAAACAAATCAATACCCACATGGGCTTGCATTGGCTACAAAATGCAAAACAAAAGAAGAAGCAGAAGGGTTTGCTAAGCTTGTAGATGAATACATTGACGAGTGGTTGAGTTCAGATAGTGCCGTATAACGCGTAATTAAGCCGCGCCAATACATATTTTAAACAATGCGCTATAGAAACCGTGGACATTTCTTAAGTGAATTTACAAAGAACGATTTGATAGTACACAACTGCGTGTGCTATAGAATAATATACGATTTTTACTCGAAGCGCAGTAGGAAAACATCAATGAATATATTCTATTTAGACAAAGACCCTAGGCTTGCTGCACAATACCACACAGATAAACATGTAGTTAAAATGATATTAGAATCCGCCCAACTTCTATGTACTGCTGTTAATGTGCTTGCTGGAGAGCAGGTTGCGCCTTATAAAACTACGCATGTTAATCATCCATGTAGTGTGTGGGTAAGAGAAAGCTTTGACAATTTCTGTTATGTATATCGTCTAATGAAGGAATTAGATATAGAAAGATTTCATAGATGGGATTCAGATAAAATCCATTTAAGTATATCTAAACTAGAACTAGGCAGTTTTAACATTTATAAAACTGCTTTACGAGTCTACGCTAATAAGGGGTTGGTTAATAAAGGTTTTACACCACTAGCCCTAGCTATGCCTGACTACTGTAAAATCTCTTCTGACCCTGTAGAATGTTACAGAGAATACTATCGAAAAGATAAAGCAGCTTTGCATAAATGGACTGGTCGAGATGTTCCTTATTGGATCTATTCATGTAAACCCAAACATAAAGACATAGTTGAAGTAGTTGCTACCAGATATACTGTCTTAGATAGGTTTGGTAATGACGTATATACTGCAATGGTTTGGGATATTACAGAAAAAGGGTGCAATCTAATCCCAGAGTCTCACGGCTATAGCATGGATAAAAATTATGTGCCGGACGCCGAAGATTTAGTCTATTGTGAAATAACAGACTGGTGTTACTTACTACCTAAGTAGGTAGTTTATACCAACAAGCTTAAAGTGATGACGGCTTATTTTATGGCAACAAAATCCCCTGCCGCACAGACGCGGCTTAACCTGAGGAAAGCAATGAACGCACAAAGAATACAACTGCCACATGGCAGCGTAACACAAAACGGCAACTACATAAGCCTTAAAACAGACTCATATAGCCAAAGGCTATCTTTTTATCTTGAAGTTGCCAAAGAGCTGCAAGACTATCTGAAGACAATTGGCATTCATGTTTGCACTGAAGAAGCCTATGTTTGCAAAGCCGACAACAGCACAAGCAGATTAAATTGTGTATCAGTATGGTATCCATATAGCGGCGATATGTCAGCTATCCCTTTTAATGACAGCTGCAAAAACTAACCAACCAACGATGACGGGTTATCCGTCAAAAATAGGATACATAATGGAAACCGAAACACTAGATAAACTTTACTTAGAATTGTCGCAAATCACGAAAGCCAGAACCTGCCGTGAACTACAACTTGAGAAAGCGATAAATACACTGATTGAAGCTGCTCGGCCGATAATCAGGAAGCATGAGCTAAACAGCGATGAAAGTGCATTATACGATGCCGTTTTAGAAGCTAAGCGGATTATTGGTGCATAACGCAAAAGTAAGCAGCCTCCGACTCTAAAAATCCGAAACCTTCCACTAGGGGAACAAAATGAACAAAGCAATGAAAGACTCGCTCGACCTAACCCAACACTTTGAACAACTCCACAACAACCCTCCACCACCATCCAACCCTCTTGCCACCCCCGAAGCCAAGGCAAGGTGGCAGCAAGCAATAGATACGGTTCAGGCCGAGATGGAGTCTGTGGGCTACGAAACTAAAACCCGCGAGGAGTGGGCAACCAGAATTAAGGAGCTTCAATCATGCCAATAAACCACGCCGCAGACGCAAGAGCACGTTCCTTGCAACTCAGACCAACCAAACGTCCATCCGCCGCCTCCAGGTTCTTTGTGATCGGGCCGCGCAAGACCGATATAGAGATTGTTACGTCGCAGCGGATTGTTACATGTCTTGATGCAAGGAAAACAGGAAAACGACTTAAGCCATGTTAACTCAAGCTGAATTAAAAGAACTGCTCCACTATGACGAAGAAACCGGAATCTTTACATGGAAGGTAAGCACGGGGCGCTCGAAAGTTGGGCAAATTGCCGGAAGTCCCTCGCAAAAGTATATTCACATAAGCATCAAAGGCAAGAAATATAAGGCACACAGACTTGCTTGGCTTTATGTTTATGGGGTGTGGCCGATAGGAATACTTGATCACGAAGATCAAGTCCGACACCATAATTGGATAAAGAACTTGCGACAAGTAACCCATTCTGAGAATGGGCAAAATAGATGGAAAAACCGAAATAACACTTCTGGGCATAAGGGTGTCACATTTCATAAACGTTGGAAGAAATGGGTAGCGAGAATCAAAGTCCAAGGTAAGCAAATCTTCCTTGGCAATTTCGACACCCCAGAACTTGCTGCACAAGCCTATAAACAGGCACAAGAAAAGCAGCACACTCATCGCCCGATTTGACATACTACCTCAAAAGGGTTATAATATACCTACATTCAAAGTAAACCAGGAGAACAAAATGAAATTTCACGTCCACACCTTCAGGGAGTTAAGGATTACTTATCTTGTCGAAGCCGACTCCCCGGAAGAAGCCCACCAAAAAGTTGTGGATGACGAGCCTTTCGACAATTTGCCAGAAGTCGCAAGAGAACTGACTGACGAGTACACAACACGCCAAGTCCTAGTAGACCCTATCACCGCCGATGGTGAAGTTGATTACGACAATAGCCAATGGATACCGCCGATGGGGAGTTGACTACGACAACTCCCCTAGGGGAATATGTTCGAGATTGCAACAACTCATATTATGCTGCGCATCGGGCTACAGGTGCTGGAGAAAATCATGTATTTAAACCAAATTGAACAAGCTTTAACAATTGAGACTATTGAAGCCATCGTGGCTATTTATGCGGCAACTAACAATATTGAATTGCCACAAAAATTTGATGAATGGAGAAAGTCGGATTTAAAAAAAAAAAAAAACAAGAATTCCGTGGCATTCCAGTTTTAGATGCCGCATTTATTAAAGCTGGAAAGTTGTGGCGCAACGGCGAAAAAATAGAAAATTGCCAGGTAACATTCAGTGCCTACGAGTTAGATTTTTTGTTACGCGCCGGAAAATACACACAATCAATTGTAAATAGCCAACTTATAGCCGGATTTGCACCCGAATATGACGAGGACGCGGGGGTTTATGTATCGCCGTCAGCGGGTGCTGCAATATCCCGCGTTTGCTATTTTTCTGCCGCTGGCGGTATTGATATAGTCCGCAACGTGTTGCAACGCTGGCTGAGCATTTGTAATGCCTATATTGATGCAAATTATGATTTTGAACGAGATAATTATGATGAGTTACAGCACTCTATCAATATAATTCAAACGACTCATGATGAAATGAGAATTATAAAATCGTTAAAAAACTCAATTATCCAATATGTTTTTGTGTACCTCCCCCGCGACATTGAAGCCGAAAAACCAAAACCAATGAACAACTGGCTCACAGAAAATGACAGATCAGTCATTGCCGACATCGACAAACAAAGTAAACTGGATTGCAAAATTTATAGACAGTTATGTGATAAATTATTGTATTTATAAGCAAAAAATACATAAATCATATAACGTTACATTGAATAGGGCAAACGCAGAGTTCGTTGCCATTGTTCATAACTTGATGCCTGAAATATTGGAAAGATTAAGGGCGATTTGACATACTACCCGAAAAAGGTTATAATATAACCTACTGAAACTAAAGAGGAAAACGCCATGCCCGATTACACAACCCAAGCCACCGTTCACCCGTTCTTACCGAAAACAGCCTTCACAGATTTTGAGCAAGCCTTGTTAATAGCTTGTGGCTTCGCGGCAGAAGAAGTGACAGAAGACCCATCCTTGCTTTATTTCTATGCTGAGGACGGTGTTCGCGGGATGGACGCATTTGAGTTCTTCGACTCTACCGAAGAGGATTACTCACAAGACCCTAGATACGCAGATTATTTTGGCGACGACCCAAATAATTCCGTTGATGCCGATTATATTTTCCAAAAAGTGCTCAATAAGCCTGAGTGCGCTGGAACCCAGTTCATCTCAATCGAAGGGGCCAATACTTGCTCCCGTATGTGTCCTGAATCTTTCGGCGGGTTTGCTTCGTTCATAACCAGGACGGAAGTTGACTTCATGGCTACTAACAACTGGATTTCCCAGAAAACCCAAGGCTTAATGCCATGATAGCAATCGAACTTATAAAACAACACCGACCTTGCAGTTCAGCAGTTGAATGGCTAGGTGATAAGACCCCACAAGAAGCGTGGGAAACATGTCCTAGAGGGGATTGGATGCTTTGGTTCTACGCCAAAATGCACCCTGACGACGTAAAAGGGCTGACATTGGCAAAAGGGAGCTGTGCCAACACGGTGAGGCACTTAATGGAGGATGAAAGAAGCCTAAAAGCGGTGGATATAGCTATCGCTTTCGGGGAGGGTAAAGCAACCAGAGAAGATTTAGATGCTGCTTATGCTTATGCTGCTGATGCTTATGCTGCTGCTTATGCTTATGCTACTGATGCTGCTTATGCTTATGCTGCTGCTTATGCTACTGATGCTGCTTATGCTTATGCTTATGCTGCTGCTGCTGCTTATGCTGCTGCTGCTCATGTGGCTTATGCTGCTGCTCACGCTGCTGCTGATGCAGCTGCTGCAGCTGATGCTGCTGCTGCTGCAAGAAAAGAAAACCAGAAACAAACGGCTGACATTTGCCGTAAATACCTTCACCCCGACTTTTAAGGAGTTTAGCCATGAACAGACCAGAGCGCGAACCAGAACACCAAGCAATCATCGGCCTTTGCCTCGCGGCAATGGCCTTAATCATCTTGTGGTGTATGACATGAATCTGACACCCTGCCCACCAAGTCCCGAAAACCTGGTAGGCATCTTTCTTGCCGACGAAGGCCAGAAGTTGGTGGACGATGACTACGAGGTTTTTGAACTCCGGCAATTCATCGACCCCGGCACGTTCAAAGATTTTTACATGCACGAAATTAGCCTGTCCAGAAAGAACTGGCTTAACCCAAACCGCAACCCAAACCGCAAGCCTAAATTTAACCTGGCCAGAAAGAGCAGGCTTAACCCAAACCGCAAGCCTAAAAAGTATTTTAAAACAAAGGCTTATAGACGGGCTTGTTATTAAAAACTTCCACTAGGAGATAGATCATGAAAGTTATAAATGGCTACAAAATAGAACCCGAGGCCAACCTTTCCGGGGCCAACCTTTCCGGGGCCAACCTTCGCCAAAGCATAGGTAACAACAAAGAAATAAAAACCGTCCAGTTGGGCACTTGGTTGACTGTGCTAACGAAGGACGTAATGGCAATAGGGAACCAACAACACCCTATTGCCGACTGGATGTCTTTTGAAGATGTGCGTATTGCGGAGATGGATGAAAAGGTTCTGGCTTGGTGGAAAACCAACAAACCAATAATCGAATTGATAATCAAAAACTTCCCCTAAGGGAGGATTTGAGAATGGACTCATACTGCCCCTGCTGGGGGGACACCATTACCGCAGCAAACCCAAACACCGAAGCCGAACGCTTAGGCGAGTTTGTCCAGCACGCAATCCGCGTGTGGATAGATACAAAAAATCTCGACATGCCCGCCACAGAGGACTATTTGCGCTCCATAACAACCCAATCAGGAAAACTCAACTGAGCCGCCATGATCGACCACCTAACCCCAACAAACCAACTCATTATGAAACTAACAAACCAAGCCGCGCTATTGCGCAGTCAACTCGATTTTGTCTACGCCCAAAAAGTACAGGGCGAATTAAAGGCAAAAAAAAACTTGTCGCAGCCGCTGCGGTCGCCGGGCTGATTATAGGTATCACCGTCACCAAAATTTTGGGGCTTAAATATGGATGCTAACTGAGTTAGCTTGACTATTGAGCCGACTTGACATACTGGCTGTAAAAGCAGTATAATATAACCTAAATAAAAACAACCCATTAGGGGAATTAACATGAGAAGCTTTAAGTTGGGTTCAGCCCAAATCAAATCAAACAGACCAATCACTGACGAAGAAATCCGGGCAAAATGCCCCGCCATTCTTGCCGAACACCGTTACGAAGGCACATCCGACAAGTACACATTTATCCCCCTTCACCAAAATCCTTAACGGGATGCGGAAAGAAGGCTTCCACCCATTTGCGGTGGCACAAGCACAACCTAAAATGGAAGGAAAATTTGAGCACGCCCGGTTTTGTGTCCGCTTTCGCCACGAATCCACACAATCATTAAGAGGTGGCGCACCGGAATTGATAGCCACAGGCAGCTCCGACGGCAGTTCTGCCGCCACACTTATTGGCGGTTGGGTGGAGTTCGCTTGTTTTAATGGCCTTGTGACCGGGGAACTTCTTGAAGAAATTAAGGTTCGGCACACTGGCGACATCGTGGAGTCCTACATAGCCGGTGCTTTTACTTTGCTACACAATTTTGACCGTATTAAAGAGTCTCGTGAAGAGATGCGCAGCATCGAACTTCTCCCACAAGAACAATTGATCTTCGCCAATAGCGCGATGACGTTGAAATACGAAAACCCTAACCTTGCGCCGATCACAGCAGAGCAACTGCTACGCCCTCGGCGCAAGGAAGACAATAACGGAACCTTGTGGTCAACATTTAACAAAGTCCAGGAACACCTTGTCAAAGGCGGGCTTTCTGGTCGCACAGAGAAAAATAAGCGCACCACTACCCGCCCAATCAACGCGATACAGGCAAACGTAGGGATCAATAAGGCGCTTTGGGCTTTAGCGGAAGCCATGAAAAGGCTTAAAGACCCTGACTCTTTGGCTGCACAGTTGGCGCAAATTTCTTAATCAATTTTATAGAGGATTTACACATGCTAGAGGAAACAAATGACGGTATGAAAATACGCACTCCTCAAGATTTTGTGGAGGGGCTTATTCAAGCAGGCTGGGTAGTGAGATCAGTCCACGACTCGTTTTTCTGGACATCTCCGCGCGGTGAAGAATATGAAACGCAAAAACTTTACTGTATAGCGGCGGAAGTCTTTTCCGACGCCTACAAACACGGAGAACTATCATGAACAAAATCGTAACACCCGCATCCGACAACGCGGAATGGTGTCCCACGCCCGAACTCTACTTACAAGCTGTGGGGGCATATAAAGAAGTAATCGCCAAAGGCCGGGCAGCACTGGTTGCGGCAGGTGCTCATTCCATCACCTTTTATTATGTCGGGGAGCCTGAAGGCGCGGGATTCATTAGCCCTGCCGAAGAAGGCGAGGAAGAAGTTGCAAGATACACCGAAGAGGAAGGCGGAGAGCCGGAACCCTACTGTTTCGACCCTATGGAGTACGAAATTACATGGAGGGGTCCGAACCTTACAGTTACGGCGCACGACGCCACCCTCACTTGGGACGCAAATCATAGCGACGAAAATTTGTGGGTGACTGTTTGTGAGGAGGTGCTCAATGGCGCATGAACTATTAAACACCCTGAAAACCTTAGAACGAAACGAAAACATCCTGGAGCCGGAGAAACATGCAAACCCGAATAGAATCCCTCGTAGAAACCCTACTGAACACGCTCGTGGCGGTTCTCATTTCAATGGCCGCCCAAGCCGTGGTCTTCCCGATGTACGGGTTCCACGCAACAGTCTCGCAACACGCACAGATCGTGCTGATATTTACGGCAATCTCGATTGTGAGAAATTACATAATCAGGCGATTTTTTAACCATAGAGTTGTAAAGAGGTATAAATCATGAAGAATAATTTAGGTTTGATAGCGGCGCTGCTTGTGGTGCTGCTCAAGAAAATATCACACACACCGTCCACTAGGGGATTACAGAATGATTATTGAATTAACACCTGAAATCCTGAAAGCCTTAAACGTTGTCCTTGAACTGGCATACGACAATATCCTGGATGAGAATTTCGCCGAGGAAGACCCAGAACTCATGAACCAACGTAACGAACAGGTTACCGCTTGCGCAGTAATCAACACACTCCTGGAGCAACCTATTGACCCCAAACAAGAAAAGTACCTTACCGACATGCGTTGCCCTGCTTGTGGGGATCACGACATAGCTGGAATTTTTGGGGCTTTCGATGGCGAAACCCAAGGGAGGGTGGAAGTTAAATGTAATGTCTGTGACGCAACCTGGGAGGATATTTACCGACTGGTTGGGTTTACAGATTTAAAGGAAAACTGAAATGAACCCCTTGCCAAATCCCCTCGTAGATTGTGTTATCCAACATGCGAACGGCAACATCCGCATAGGTAGGCTTAACTATAAGCGAACACACTGGCAGCTATCCTCGTACTGTCAGCGCAAAGTAGACGTGGTGTGGCCAGTTCAAGACGTAGTGAATTACCGGGTTATTCCTATGGAATTTCCTCAGAAAGATTTAGAGACAGAGGGCGACGAATCCAAATTAAATTGGCTCACTTGACATACAACCTTAATAATCAGTATAATGTAATCTAACAAATTGGAGAAAACTATGGAAAAGCCAACACAAATAGCCGAAATAAATGAAACCTTCCTCGACCTAGTTAAGAAAGGTGTGACCAAGCAAGCTTTAATAAAGAACATAAAGCGCCACCCGATGTTGTGGTCGCAATTCTCCAGGTGGATAGATAAGCTCCCAGACAACCAAGAAGTTTGGGAAGAAAAGGAGCTTATCTATGAGCAGTTCATGCAATCGGGTGCTTACTACGATACGGATTCGGAGACTTACAAGTCAAAGCTTTACGAAGCCTATTTACGCAACTTCCGTCCACTAGGGGAACAACCATGAAAAATGCAATCAAATCCTCGGACGAGGCAGCTTACGCCGCAACGAAAAAACCTTCCACTATAGTGGAACGCGCACTTAAATACCTTGAAGCCGAACTCAAAGAAAAACGAATTCACACCGATCTCGAGGCGTTCACGTCACCAGATATTGTTAAAAACTACCTCACTTTAAAGCTGGCCCAAGAAGATAGGGAGCACTTCATCGCCCTGTACCTCAACACGAAGCACCAGCTTATCGAAGTAGAAACCCTGTTCAGCGGGACGATAGACGGCGCCAGCGTTTACCCACGGGAAGTGGTTAAGCAAGCATTGAAACACAACGCAAAGGCTTTAATCTTTGCCCACAACCACCCGTCTGGTACAGCGGAGCCGAGCCAAGCCGACAAAACAATTACGGCCAAACTCAAAGAGTGCTGCAATATGTTCGACATGACCGTGCTCGACCACATTATTGTCGGCGGGATGGAGACTTACTCTTTTAGCGAACACGGGTTGATCTGAGATGAACACATTTAGCGAATCTGTTTTACGCGGCATGACCAATGAAGAATTGCTACGAGAGCAGCCATCCGAGCTGCTTTGCAAGATTCTTATGGAACGCGTGGATGAACCAGAAGAAGATGAGCAGGAAGAGGGGGGGACCTGGAAGGGTTGCTGGAGGAAATCGATGAACTTCTCGAGAACGCCAGTGAACCCTTAAAGAAAAGGGCAAAGCCGTACCGAGAGCTGATAGAAGCGCTCGAAAAACTCCATAACCAATATTCTTAGGGGAACTAAAAATGGGCTGGTCAGTTTATCCTGGAAATACCAGGAAAGATTTAATCAAGGGTTTAACAAAGAACGAGGAGCACAGAGAGTGCCTTACACACTGTTTACGCGGAAATGTGCTCTGGGCTGTTTGGCAAGTGACTCCAAAAGATGGTAGGCAACCTTTCAAGTACATCGGGTGCGATCTACTGCAAAAGTTTGAGGAAGGTTGGGGATACAAGTCAATGGATGAATCTTGCGGCCCGTATTATTACTCGTGCCCTCTCAAGTATTTCGACATGGTCACAGATTTCGTTAACCAACCCTGGCGCGACGAGGTCATCCACCGCGCCAACGTAAAGAAGCTGGAGATTAAGCCAGGAGTTATTTACGGGCTTAACGACGGGTACGTTTGTAAGTGCCTGAAGGTTGTCAGGTTGTACGAAAAAGACAGGTTTCTCGGTGAAGACCGGAACGGAAACCCTTTTAACGCTCGGCGCAGTTATTTGTCCGGGGCGACTTTTGAAACATGGCCTGAGGGAGCTTAACGTGAAATGCGTAAAATTTAATCGAGGTTGTTGTGAGTTCGAGGAGGATACATCCATGAAAGAGCGAATGATAGAAATACTTGACGGTTTACAGCACGGGGACGAGTTACCGGAGGAGTTCCTTGAGTTGGTCAAAGAACATGTGCCGATTGTACGTATAAACAAATACGAGCCTACATCGACGGCAACCGCAAGAGGCATATCCAATCAGTTTGGTTGCCATATTTACGAGTCTTCCAAGATAGGTTGCGAAGGCTCTTACATCGGCGCGTACCGTATCGATAAGGTGTGGGGTCCTGGAGGCTTCAAATGAAACAACACTCGGCTATTGAATATGTTTTTACGGAACCGAAGAAATGAGAATTACAAAGACACAGTTTTACAGGGGTGGCGCGTTCAGCAACCCGCGCCTTTACCGCAAACACGACGGTAGATGCTGGAGGTATTATGCAAATTAATGACGTCCCCCAAGGGATTCTTAACCCTACAACCTACAAGGAAGCGGAGGCTTTCGCTTTAGAGTTGGGAGCCGTGGCGACGAGGGCGCTTCTGGTTAACCGGGGCACAGAACTGTACTCTACACACTTTTTTAACCGGCACGATGATGAAGTCCTATTGTATTGCCACATGCTTAATTGCATTACGGCGTTTGAGCCTCCAAGAGTTTGGCACGAAAGCACTAAAAAATCCTACACCCCTTTAGCCCGCATTATGGTTTTCGGGTGCGGGTGGAAGCTTTTCAACCAGCGTAAAGACGGATCACTAGGTCCACTCTTCATCAATCGAAAGCAGCGGCTTCAGTTCGATGAAGAGTACCGATTCGAAGATCACCCCACCAAGGGGTACGCACACCGCCCAGGCTGGCATATCCTTTTGCGCCCCTACGCCCCGCACTTGAAACAGGTTGCACCCAGGGTATGGGCGAGGGTCGAGTATCGGGATTTTACTGTTCACGAGAGGCCAGGGAACCAGGGGGGATCGTGGGTGTTGGCGAAGTATATGCGGATTGTGAGGGAAGGGTAACTATGGCGACATTGACAGCTAAACAACAAAAACTCTTAGCCGAGCTTCGGCGCAGATCAGCCTTTACAACTGCGGACTGCGTCGAAGGGGCTTGGCTACGAGGTGAGCCTGCCTTCCTTGACACAAGGGGCAGAGGGGGGCGCGGGTTGGAGCCGCTTTTCAAGAAGGCCAATAAAGTTAAGCAGGCTTGACATACTAGCCAGTAAACCAGTATAATATAGGTTCATTCAAGGGGAAATTTATGACAGAGTACAGAGTAAGGTGGGAGATTGATGTTGATGTTGAGGCGAAGTCTCCTGACAGAAGTTGGGACGGCGAGTATATTGATTTAGGAGGACAACCATGAGTAAATTCGGCAAATTCAACGACTTCATGCTGGTTCTTGGGACCATGATACTTTTCATTATGGTTTTTATTGGCGGCGTGGCTTGGCTCATGCCGACAGGGGGTTGAGATGGAATATTTTGAAACAAAGGACACATTTCTTGCCACTGAGCGGGTTTACAGAACTTTCCAAGACAACCTTCGCAAGCATTTCATTTTAGATGGTGCGTATCGGGAGGATGACGTCTGGAACTTGATGTGTTACAAGGCAGATTTGGGATTAACATTCGACAGCTTAATTCAACAATACGAGAAATCGCAAGCTACTTCGCAAGTTGGGGTGTTGTTTAATGCCTTACGTTTTGGATGTGCCACAAGCCACGAAGACCTTGCCAAAGAAGCCCCTGAGACCCAGAGAAAGCGTATTGAGAACACCTACCCTGAAACACCCCTCCGCAAACCCGTAACGGTGAAGGTCAATGTCGACCTTTACTATGAGATCGATACCAAAAACTTACCAGTATGGATGAATGGCGATGCCATAGCGAAGGCTGTAGAAGGGGCTTTTGAAGACGCAGGGCCGGCAAACTGGGGGTCTTTTACGAATTTAGGTGTGCTTAAACAGGCGCCTTCGGAAGTGATTATCAACCATTTCGATTTAGACCACCAATAGGGAAGATTATGGAACAACCCTTAATACATAAAGGCGGCAACGAATATGTGCTTGCAGAGGGCGAGACAAGTGTTTGGATCGAAGTCGATGGGGAAGCCATTTATATCAGAAGGCACGACAGGGAATTTGTGGTATCGGCTTACGCAGTTGGGGAGGAGAACGACGACCACGCTTGTTTAGGCGAATTTGTGGTTAATACAGGAAGATAATATGTTAAATTCAATAATCTACGAAGGCCCCTCGACATTCGACGGTAAACCCGTGGTCGTAATCGTCACAGGGCTTACGAACCCGTCCAGAAACAGCAAGACCGGCCCTATGGCACAGGTTTACACTTTACTTAGAGATACGCCACCCATAGAAGCGGTTAAATCAGGCGAGGATCAAAGTATTTGTGGCACATGTATCCACAGAGGCTCCACATGCTACGTCAATGTCGCCCAAGGCCCGACTGCCGTGTATAAAGCTTACAAAGAAGGTAAATACCTTCCAGAGAACCCAAAGAAAGTGGGATATAACCGAAGCATCCGTCTTGGCGCTTACGGGGACATGACATTTGATTCCGGGGTCATTCATGATTTGGTTAGTAGAGCCAGGATGTGGGTCGGTTATACCCATTTAGCGGCAACCCGCCCAGACTTGAAAGGGTTAGTCCAAGCGTCAGCGGACACCCCGGAAGAAGCGATTGCTTACCAAGGCCAAGGGTGGAAAACCTACCGTGTTCGTAATAAAGGTGAAGCACTATTGCCAGGAGAGATCGACTGCCCGTCACATAAAGGGATAACGTGTGATCAATGCGGCCTTTGCAACGGGAGACAAAAGAATGTTTCAATAGAGGTGCATGGGTTTAAGCATAAGATAGACAAATATCAGAAGTGGCGGAGTACTCTGCCACTAGGAGGCGATATGGCAGCAGTATTGATAAATAACATCCACTAGGAGAACAACAATGAGACTAACAGAACAAATGAAGGAGGACTTTGTAAACAAAGTCCTTGCAGATACAGCGCAGGTGAACTATTACAGCATCTCGGATGACCTCCTACGCAAAGACGCTGAAGCGCAGATACCGAAAACCATCAAAGAACTTATTTCCGACCCCCTTACCGAACCGTACATCGGAAACTTCTATGTCCGGAGCACGGCTGTTGGTATGTTCTGTGGTATCCAAGTAAAAGGCGCCTACAATATAAAGCCTTCCGATGAATGCGAGAAAGAACTGATCGAAATCCAGAAACTTCTAAACGCACAAATTGATAAAACAAGAGCACTAAAAGCAGAATTGCTTGGCGCCATTTCAAAATGCCGCTCTACACAGCAAATAAGCAAGCAATTTCCGGAACTGGTTAAATACCTACCCAAAGACCCTTGGGAAGCTGCTGAAAACCCTCCGGCTGTCAACGTGATCCAGCACTTGATTGAGGCGGGCTGGCCGGACAGTGAGAAATGATGTACATTACATCAAAATATATGTAACATGCACATTTTAGGGGGTGTAATGCGAAACCGTGGGCAATACTACCTACAAGGCCAATTGGCATGTAAGGAAGGCAGGGCACACTCTTGGGACAACCCCTACCCGGAGGGGGCAAAGCAAGCTTTGCAGTGGTTCGACGGATTTACAGATGCAGAGCAGTCCCAGAGGGTTCACCTTAAATTCAGCAGTAAAAAGGCTGTTGAGAACGGAAAGGATACCCCAGGGCTGATAACCCTCGACCATTACGTCGGCATCGCCAACTTTGATGGTAACTTGGTAAAGGTTTTCGACCTGAAGATTCAGGAGCGACCCCCAAAGAATATTTACTATCGGAAGCGGGTAACCACAAGGAAGTTAATTACTACCGTTAGGTTTTGGGATGTAGGTGGAGGCAGCCAAGGGTCTGGTACAGTAGAGATTAAATCTCCCCCGTTCTTATCTGCAATAGAGGCAATGAAGGTTGCGGCAGTCAAAGCTGACATTACTGCCTGCGAAGACATTAATAACGAAGACGAGCTATTTAAAAAGCTTTTTCCAGCGGTCGGGGACCTCGTAAGAGTCCCCGACCGAATCTATAATTTTGAAGTATTTAAGGTGGTGTGAGTGGATTTAAAAAATTTAGGGGTGATCGACCCCAGCGAGGTTTTTAAAGAAGGGGACAGCTTTTTCTGCCCTGGCGACATGGCTCAGAAATTTGTCAACACCTACGAGCGCTTATCAGTACAAAACTTTATCGCAGTCTCTTGTGAACCCAAGGGTTCGCGGGTTAATTGGGACATTTGTAAAGTCACATTGGAGAAAAGAAACCCTGACTTACCAGCACCCTTTTTGCCTTCTACCCCAGGCGGTATACAAAAAGGTGGAAGGCGTAACCCAAGTGGTTGGCAACACCGGTCCGCAAATATTTTCAGGCAACTTGGAGTTGGCCAAGGTTGGATATTTTCTTGCGGGGCCAACGACGGAGAAATACACAGTGTTATAAAAGGCGTACTTTGTAACATAACTGCCAAGAATAATCTACGGTGCGCTCGCCAGCAAATTTCCCTTATCAACACGGCGACAAGGGAAGTTGTCCAAGGGTATTATGTCGAAGTCGTGGGAGTAATCGATGGTGGAGAACAGCCCTAACGACGTCGTCCTGAGCGCCAAAATTGCTTGGGAAATTCTTATAAATTCCAAAGATTTTATGAAAAACGCCAATATTGATTGGCTTGTTTTCAAAGTGTTTATTAACGAGGTGGACACCCCTCCAGGGGTAGGGTTTGCTATTGCCCATAATCCGACATATGCCCGGAAATACCGGCGTGGGCACACCCTGTGGGTCCCATCAAAACAAGTGAGAGAAGAATATGAACGACGCAAGCTTATTTATAGCGGAGGGCTACATCTTAGACGCAGCGACGCTGATTTATGAGGTTCACCCTTATGGATTGGGGGTTGTGGTTAAACAATCTGAGTTAGAAGAAAAAATTAAGTCCGGAATTATTTCCGGTAATGTGTTGAAAGATAATAATCTGAGGGTGGTTTTATGAGTGCTTTGAATGTACAAATTGGCGGCAGCCATTACAAGGGGTTTGCTATTCAACCTGTTGAGTTTATCGAGGGCGGGGCGTTAGGTTTCTTGCAAGGGTGCATAGTTAAACGTCTTTGCCGGTTCGATAAACCGACAGGCAAAGGATTGGAGGATTTGGAGAAGTGCCTTCATGAGTTGGATTTATTGGAGATTCAGTACCCGCCGATTGATATTGAAGATTTTGTCGAAGCCAATAAACTTTCTGACACTAAAGCATTGGCGATTGCAGAGGTGATTTTGGGGCGGACGGAAGCGGCCAAGGCGGCTATCGAGGAATTAAAGGCGGGTTTATGAAGGACTTGTACACTCACAGGCCACAAACATGCCAGAAATTATAGCCTTCCCTCTGGGCGGAGCAAGACTTAACGGCAAATTGCGCGCCAGCCTAACGGTTACCGAGGCTAAAAAGGCGCTGAAGTCTGCCACTGACCCTGAAGTTATTTCAGACTTAGAGGCCGCCATCCGAATAGCGAGACAGGGCAAGGCTACGGTAAAGCTAGCAACTGCAATTAAAATATAATATAAGGAAATCAGTATGTTTCGCTGCTATCAAAGAGGCGATTTCGGGGAATGGGTAACATCTACCGATAAAGACCCTCACAACCTATGGAATTTTGCAAGACAGCACGAAGCTTCAAGGATAACAATCCTGGCTCTGAACTCCGATCCAGAGATTGCTGGGCCCGAGTCGATGACGTATCAAGGTCCACTGTTCTTCGATATCGACCACACGGACTTATCAGTAGCACTGGAGTCCGGCGTGCAGCTCTGTAAGAAATTGACAAGTATTGGTGTTGAGGAAGACGATTTAGAAATCCATTTATCCGGGGCAAAAGGTATTCACGTTTTCATCAACATGAATATTTTCTCAACAGGGAAGCCTGAAAAGAACCTGCCCGACCTGTACCGTATGCTGGCTTTGAAGCTGTATGTTACGGGTCTCGACCAGCAGGTTTACTCGAACGGCAGGGGGCGGATGGTCAGGCCACCTGATAGCTTACGTCCGGACAAAAAGTACAAAGTTATCGTTACCTTCGAGGAGCTCCAGGCATTGACTGTTGACGGTTACCGGGAAATGGTTAAATCCCCTAGGGGACAGGAAACTTTCTCTGGACCTAACACCAAAAGCCAAGTCCTTGCGAACCTTTTTGACCAAGTCAAGAAAGAGTACAAGGAACATGCCAAGCTTGAAAGTAAATTCAAGACAGCCAAAGCAGTCACTGACACAGGCATCTTTGGCGGGATTGTGCCGGCATGTGTGACTGCGCTAATGGAGGGTAAGAGAGGTTCGGCAGCGTCTTTTAATCAGATTGCGTACAATGTCGGCTGTTGGTCGGCCAGGGCTGACGTCCCTAAAGACCAATTGGAGTCGGTACATGCCCGCATTGTAGATGCCTGCCCTTCCAGGAAGGGCGTATCGAGCCAAAAAAGAAAGACGCTATTACTTGCCTTCCACGGGTATGCGGCAGGAAACTTAGATAAAAATAAGTTTATCTGTGGGTCAATTCTTAACACAATTTCGGTTAAGCCGTGTGAGGGATGCCCAGTAAAAGCTATGGTAGCTACGACCCAGTCCTTAGAAACTCTGTTGCTTTTTGAGCATAGCGGGCAATGGTATACAGACCAGGATCACACCCATGTCGTGTCCACTTTTACCATGGAGAGAGAGTCTATAATCATGGACGAATTAGACGGGAAATGCTTGGCATCGACCGTCAGCTTGGCGATACCAAGCAGAGCAAGCACACACACCATAAAAGATTTTGATGAAAGTGCCTGGACGTCTAAGAGTCAATTCAAGAAGGAAATATCTGGAATTGACGGGGCAGCCTTTGTGGGCACCGATGACGATGTCACCAGGATTAGGCACACAATTTCTTTAGGGGAACTACAAGCATCATCGGAGATAAACATCGTGATAGCGGCATCATCAGTAGGAATACACTACAGGAAAAGAACTGGACCTGAAGACGTCATGTCTCCAGGGCACTCAGGCAGGCTCACCTATATCGAGCCAGGATTTAGCGTCAACAATGTTGGCGTTTACGACACCCTTTTATTCAAGGGCAATGAATCTGTAGTTGCGCCAAGGCTTAGCCAAAAAGACTGGTATAACCCAATCTCGGCGGAGGCTAACCATGCGTTTAGCTTGTTACTCAAGTGCAACACTGTTGAGGCAATATCACCTGTGCTAGGCTGGTTTTTAGCTGCGCATTTGAAGACCCATATCTACCAAGTATCCAAGCGGTTTCCCTTGCTTTGTATATCTGGGGTTGCCGGCACGGGCAAAAATGCTTTGACAGGGGTTTTAATGCGCCTATCCGGGTTAGAGGGGGAGGCGGCATTATCGACACTGGAGGCACCTAACTCTACAAAGCTGCCATTTCAACAAGGGGTCTCTGAGTCTACGACGATCCCCCGAATTATAAACGAGCTTAATCCGAAGTCGTGTACAACCCAAAAGCACTATACGGATATTATAGAAATCTTGAAAGGTGCATTTGATTCCCAAGTTATATCTAAGGGTCGGTTGGGTGGCGGCGACCGTAACGGGGCAAATGTCTCAACTGTATCCTGGAGAATTTCTGCCCCCATTTGTACACTCTCTGAAGAAATGGTTGATGTTCCAGCGATTCACCACAGGGCAATCATGGTAAACATGACAGCAGCCGGGCACGATTACGGGTTTGACGTTTTCACAGAACTGGAACCCAAAGCCGATGCACTCGCGGAGTTCGCACCAAAGCTAGTTCACGGCGCTCTTCAAACACCCGTCAAGGCTATCGGGGAAATGCTTCAGCGGGCGAAGATGCCGGTATCTATGGATGTACGGGACATTAATGAGCGGCTTAGGTTTGGATACAAGTGCATTCTTGTTGCTTACGATTGGGCGATCAGTGTTTTAGGCTCGCAGGAGTCCGGGTTCTCCGCAGAGAATTACAACGCTTTGTGCCAGATGCGCGAGAAGTTTTATGACTATATGGAGAGCTCCTCGGCACAGATTGCTAAATCCTCTAGCGTCACAGAAGTCGATAAGGTCGTTAGAGATTTTGCGGTCATGGCGCTTTACTCTGGCAAGGACAACGTCCAGTGGGGGATTGATAAGGGTATTCACTTCGTGGCCGAGGATGGTGTGTTGTACATCGACACAATGATGACGTGGCCCATGTTAAGCAGATATAAATCCGGAAGCTCCGATCCGTTGAAGATAAAGACAGAGCAGGCATTCCTAAACGCAGTTAAGGGGATGAGTTACTTCATATCCGACACGGCTTTGTCAAGGCTGCTCCCAACAGCTGGGCGGACTATACTGGCACTAGATATCAACATTTTGCAGGAGAAGAGTATTCCTGTGCAGGCGTTTTTATGAAATTAATACCTATAAAATACAGAGTTGATCAAGACATAAAACCTGGCGCTTATTTTTACATCGAGCGTGCGATGAATAACAAAGAGTGTTGGGTGTGGTACATAGCCGTGCCCGGGGAGAAGGGAATTTTTAACTTCCATGTTGCCACGTTTACCAAACATAAAAACGGGTTCGAATCCCCGGAGCAAGCTCTGGAAGAACTTGAAAAATACCTAAAGGCCACACTATGAACCCAAAAATAGAAAAACAATTTTTAGCAGGTCATTTCTCCAGCGTGCTTCAAGAGCCGGTAGACGTCGCCGACATCACCCTTCTGTTACAGATCGCCGATAGTTTAGCTGGCGGTCAGCCGGCGTTTTCCTTCAGTATGCTAGAAGAAGGTAAGCCACAATTGTTCAGATTAGTACCAACTTGCCCGTGCCCGAAATGTTCTGCGGTAACCTTACAAGCTGACGACCAGCCGAGTGAGCCTATATTGAAGGCATTTTTAAAGTATGTGCAGACGAGGTTGGCAGTTATGGAAGGGCCGGAGAAAGGGGTTTTGCATTGATGAGCGCTTATTACAATGAATACGACCCTAAAGCCGCAGCGTGGCTTAGGCAATTAATTAAAAACGGCTTGATTGCCGACGGGGATGTAGATGAGCGAAGTATTACAGAAGTTGAGGCAAGTGACATCAGAAGGTACACCCAGCACCACTTCTTTGCCGGCATTGGCGGATGGTCTTATGCCCTTAGACTTGCGGGCTGGGCAGACGATAAGCCAGTCTGCACCGCAAGCCTCCCCTGCCAACCTTTTAGTGTTGCCGGAGCAGGGAAAGGAAAAGACGATGAACGACACCTCTTGCCGCACTTTATCGAACTTGTTAAGCAATGCAATTTCAGAACAATTTTTGGAGAACAAGTTCCTGCCGCCATCAAACACGGCTGGCTCGATGATTTATGCTTTGAAATGGAGCGGGAAAACTACGCCGTCGGGTCGATTGTACTTACAGCAGCAGGCGCGGGCGCACCCCATATCAGACAAAGGCTTTACTGGGTGGCCGACAGCAACAACAAGGGATCACAGGGGCGGCTATCAGGGTGGCAGGATACGGAACGGGAAGCTGTCAAGGGATACGTTGGATGTAGCGGCACAGTTGGCAGGGTATCCAACACCGAAAACGGGTACGGGAGGGGCGAATCACAACTCGCCACAAGTAATGGCAGGGAATCACGGGATCAATTTAGAGGGGGTGGCTCATGTAGTGGGGCGGTGTACCCCAATGGCGCAGGATCACAGCAGGGGCGGGAGTTTACCGAGGTCACAGGATACCGGGATTCCATTGAGCCAACAGGCGACATTAGCAGGATGGGCAACACCGAACACAATGGACGACCTCCCAGCGAGGGGTCAGGAAGCGATGCGTCGGCAATTTACAGCAGAGAGGCCAGGGCGAACATCTCCAGCGAACTTAAGGGAGCAGGTACACCCGCACTTGTATCCGAATGGATTAATACAGAATGGACTAATCCAGAATGGCTCTATTGCAGGGATGACAAATGGAGGCCAATTAAACCCGGCGTTAAGCCGCTGGTTGATGGGGTTCCCCGTCGAGTGGTGCCAAGCAACGATAGAAACACAGAAGCACTTGAAATTGACTGTGAAAACACGCAAGAAGCGCGGGTTATGAGATTGAAGGGTTACGGCAACGCCATAGTCCCACAAGTGGCCGCGCAATTTATTAAAGCATTTATGAATGTATGAGACTTAATCAAATCCTATCTAACCCTAAAATTCCCGACGAGGTGGAAGTTACCCTAACACCCAAACCCTATCAACGGGAGGATTTACAGAAGCACCTGGACTGGCGCCGGTCGAATAATTTCTCGGATGTTGGAACAGGTAAATCCCTAATCTCTTATCTTTGGATCATGGATAAACTCTACTCCGGCAAGAAGGTTATAGTCGTCATGCCCCCTCCTTTGCTGACTCAGTATATGATGAATTTTGAGCAGCAAATTGTTGGGCACGAGTTTACTTGTGCAAGACTTGATAAAGACCCTGCCAAGCGTAAGGCGTTGATGTTAGGGGGAGTTTGGGCAGACGTGTTAATGATGTCCTACCAACTATTTGTGAAGCACGGCGCGGAAATAAGGAAACACGGGCGCTACAAATCGATCGTCGCCGACGAGTCCCACATGATGGCAAATGCTAGCTCCCAAGCTTTCCAAGAGATGTATAGGGCGGTCTACATGCAGGACATGGACTTACTATCTATGACAGCCACGCCTTGCCCCACAGAGCTGAGGTCGGCTTATGGGCACATCCGATTGAAAAAGCGAGAAGCCTACGTTGACCTTGCGCAATTCGACCGGATTCATGTTGACTACATTCCGTTCATGAAGGATCAGATTGCCGGGTATAAACAACTTGATTTGCTAAGTGAGAATCTGAATTACAGAGCGGTACGCCGACGGCAAGAAGATGTATTATCCTTGGAAGCGCCCACGATAATCGATCACCATGTCTTGCTGGATGACGCCCACCAGAACCTGTATCAGCAACTTTTGTTAGAAAGGATGTTGGAATACGGGGAGGAATTGATTGTCGCAAGGAATCAGCAATCCTTGCGACAGATGGCTCTGCAATTGGTGACCAACATCGGGGCATTTACTCTTGAAAAAATCGATAATGAACCCTTAGATAACCTGAAGCAGATCGTCGGGTCTATTGAAGGTAAGGTGGTTATTTTCTGCCATTACCGGAAGACCGTAGAGAGTCTTGCACAAATATTCAAAGGCAGAAATCCTGCCTTAGTTTACGGAGGCAGCAACGTGCCGGCTAACGTAGACAAGTTCTTGAACGACGATACTTGCACAATGGCGATCATGAACTACAGGTCGGGCGGGGCGGGCTTTAATCTACAGGAAAATTGTCACCACATGATTTTCTACGAGCCCACAGGCTCACCAGGGGATTTTGAGCAAGCTTTAGGGCGTGTACAAAGGCAAGGGCAGAAGCACCCTGTAGTGGCATGGGTATTCCGCTTTGCGTTTACATCAAGTACCCGCCTATTTGGGAAAGCTATGGCAAGAGCAAAAGAATTGAAACAAATAATGAAGGACAACTCGTCCTTTGTGGATAACTTAACTACGGAGATATTTTCCAATGTACCTGAAATTGTTTCAACGCAAGACGATTGACCATAGGGTTAATGATTTGGCAAAGAGATTTCAAGAACTGGCTGTGCAGGTTTGCGAAGCCAGAGACGACTTGAAGCCTGACGACGTGATAAAGGCTGCGCAGAAAATGGCAGGTAAATGGCCTTTGAGTATTGAAACCATTTTGCAAGATACTGTGCAAGCTGTCCGGGCAAATAAAGGTTTGCCTTGGGAGGTTTGATGGAAGACCGGCAAATCCTTTTAAACAAACTGAAGCCTACGGTACGATGCACCGTTGACCGTAAATGTTGGTGCGCCAAACTGGAAACCAAAATCCCTTACTACAGTGGGCAGTGCCTGTCCCCGCAGGAAATGCTTGATCTTTCCTCGTCAACTTTGCCTCGAAAAGATGTGGCGTATTTGAAAACTTTAACTACTAAGGAGTTTGTGCCAACGAGTTGACCCAGCACCATAAAGCGATGTATAATACATCATAATAAATTAACAATTAAGAGGGCGTCATGGCCGAGGATAAAGTAAGCAAGATTCAGGCGGGGTTTCGATGTGACCCGCTTGTATATGAAGAAGTTAAAGAGATCGCTGGGGCAGAACAACGCTCGATCAGCGAAATCTTTGCAGCAATGGTCGTTACACAAGTGCAACGGTATAAACAAGGCGGGTGGTCCGCCGTAACTAAGGTAGGTGAAAATGAATAGAACAGAGTTGATAGCAAAGGTGGCTGAGAAATCGCCACTGACAAGTAGGGCCCTTGGTAACGCGCTGGGGTTGTTTATCGATGCAATCCAGGAGGAAGTTAAAAATGGCGGCGAAGTCCTCATCCCAGGTTTCGCCAAGTTCGACTCGGTAACAAAACCAGAAAGAAGTGGGAACAACCCGCTAAACGGGAAGCCCTACCACAGCCCGGCCAAACGGGTGCCAAAGATTACAGCGGGCAAGGCGTTTAAGGGTGCCTTGCTGTAGTTCAATCCGCTCCCGTCCCAACCGCCGGGAGCGGATTGAAACGTAAGTTCCAAAAATCACAATCACAATCACAATCGAGGTAAATATCATGGCTTTAAATACAAATGGTTCACAAGTAGAAACTGGCGTTATGGATTTGGTGGCAGAGGAAGAGACGCAAGCCAAAACCGAAGTCGCTATGTCTGCACAAGACAAAACCGAAGTCGCTATGTCTGCACAAGCAACCGTCAAACCCGGCGACCCTACGGCCTTCCTGAAAGAGCTAGGCATCAATGATGTCCAGATCGATTGGACTAGCTTCCCGATGATCACGCTCAACAACGAAATCTTCTCTACGGCGGCCAATAAAGGCTTCGGTGACAAGTTTAAAATGGTTTACCTGTCCCACTACTCTCAATGGCTGTTTAAAGGCGACCTGGGGCGGGATAAAGAGCCAGAACTGGTTTATTCCCGCGACGCCCTTCACGACGAAGAGGGCAAGCTTATTTCCGAGTATATCGAAGACTGGAAGGCCCGCGACATTCCCTGGGATCGCAGTGAGTATTATATCGTTGTCGCTGAAGTATTGGACGGACCACACAAAGGTGACGTCTGCCAAATCCAGGTTTCCCCATCTTCTCGTGGGGCTTTCTCTGGTTACTTAATCAAGCTGGCAATGAAGCGGATCGACCCCCGTACAGTTGTCACCGATGTCTCTGTCGGCGCTGAGCGCGGAGCAGGCAGAAAAGCTTTCTGCCCATTCGAGTTCGCGCTGGATATGGCATCCGTTAAGTAAGTTCAACCGGCCTGGGGAAACCCAGGCCAATGTCCACTAGGGGATCAAATGAACAACCAAATAAAAGTCACCTACCTCGATCACATGGGGTCAGACCTGCAAGTAGTAAACGCAGCCAGAGCGTCATTTGGCAAAGAAAGTAAAGGCCCGATTACAGAAGCTGACGTCAGCTTGTTAAATTTTCTGGCCAGGGGCTTTACCCAGAAAGAGTGGTACGAGTTAGCAATCGAGGTTTGGTGGGCCGAATCCATTGAAGAAGTGCAAGAACTCTTGTGGAAAATCAAAACCACACCAACTCACTTTGCCCCTTTCACTCATCCACAGTTGTCTATACGGGTAGAAGCCCCCTTGAGCATTGCCAGACAGCTTTGGCGGTCTCACGTTGGGCTAAGCGGCGGGGATTGCGGGTATCCTGGTTGGTCTGAAGAAAGTCGTCGGTACGTTGACGACGACCCTATCTGCTTCCTGCCAGATAGCTTAAGAGGTCGACCGGCCCACGCTAAACAAGGGTCATCTGACGAGTCTTTCGACCAGAACCAAGCGTTGCTCCGGTATTTGGAGGAGACTTACGAAATTAGCTCAAGCCGGTACAAAGCCCTGATATCAGCAGGTACCGCTCCGGAGTTGGCCAGATTCGGGCTTTCACAAGGTATGATGGTTTCTTGGGTTTGGACGGGTTCGTTGTCTGCTTGGACAAGGGTTCTGAGCCTTCGGTCTAATGGTCATGCACAAAAAGAGGCTCAATACTTTGCCAGTGAGTTAGCAGACATTGTTGAGGGATTATTCCCATACTCCTTTGCCGCGTTGACAACAGGTACTGCGGTTTACAAAGAACCTCTTTGTCACTTGGAAAATATTGTCGACAAATTCACCGACTTTTTCAAAAAGCTTTTCCTCCTCCCATAAATAAATTTGGGGCGACACTCTCGCCCCAAATTTTTAATCTAACTAAGTAGGTATAAAAGGAAAATTATGAAAGACCCAGATTTTAAATGGGCGATCCTCGACCTGAAAGGCGTGGTCTCCCACACATTTCATGCAAGCATGACCCCAGAACCCATCCAGGGCGATGTTAAACCCAAAATTAATACCGCCACTTTCGGCTTCACTACTTTCTTGAAGATGTACTACGACGAAGTCTTGAAGGTGGTTGATGCCCCAATGAACATCATTGCCTGCCTAGACGACGGCAATGTGTACCGCAAATCGTTATTGCCCGAGTACAAGTCCGGGCGTGAGAAAAAGAAAGCTACCGAGGACCCTATTGAGCGTGAACAACTTGCCAAGTGTCTTGAGCTTGTTAAAAAATTCTTGGTTGCACAAGGTGCGTTTCTGGTTCGGTTACCAAACCAGGAAGCCGACGACATCATCGCTTATCTTGCCAAAGGGCTTAAGGGCAACAAAGTTATTTACACGAAAGACCAGGACATCCTCGCGTTGGCTGGGCTACCTGATACGTTTGTTATGTATCAAAATGCCCTGACGACAAGCATGAAGGGTGTGCCGCCAAATCTGATTACGCTGTTCAAGTCCATTGTCGGCGACACGTCTGATGGTTATATTGGTGTTAAAGGCCTCGGAGAATCTGCTTGGACCAAGATGGTCGATGCGTTTGGCCTTGACGGAATGGAACAGATCGACGGCATGATCGCCAACAGCGATCTGAAAGCGCTGAAAGAAGCCGTAAAACATAACGCAATCAAGCCATTCATCAAATGTGTCGACGAGTACTCAACCTGGAACCTGATGTACAAGGTCGCCAAACTGGCGCCGGAAATCTGTGTGACACCGAAAAACCCCTTGGAGTGGGTAAAGCGGGCGCCGACAATAGAGAGGCTTACATCGGTTTTGTCTGAGGCGGGATGCCTGGATTTAGTTGGCAAGTACGAGGGTTTTTGCTACCGGGCGACTTTGGTTACACAAGGGAATCTGGAAACGAGTTTAGCTGAGATCGCCAAGTTATTGCCTGAGACACCGATTGTTCCCTGGGATTATGAGTCGACGGATAAGGTCAAGAACCCTAATTACGTTGCCGCGTGCAATGGCAGGGATTTTGTGTCGATGTTGGACTCCTCGGTTACGGGGTGCTCTTTTGCTTTCGGGGCCAACTTGAACCATGTGTTCTATTTCTCTGTTGACCACAAGGGTACTGATAACGTTTCTCAGGACGAAGTGTTATCCATGATTTTGGATATTGAGCGTAGGGATAAACCCATGTGCGCTCAAAACGTAAATTTTGAGGCTACCATTACAAGAAATGTTTTCGGGCACGAGTTGAAATCCTGGTTCGACACTAAGTTGTTTGCCCACCACATCGACGAGAACACCGAAAATGGCCTGAAGGCTTTGTCAAAAAGCTATTTGAATTACTCTCAGGCCTCTTATACGGATACTTTGGCCGGCGCAGAGCAGGAAAATTTGCTGGGGTTGTTAAGGGCGGGTAAAAGCATAGAGTTCACTATCCTTGTTTCTGAGGATGAAAAGAAGCTCGCCTGGGTTGAGGAGTTTAGGGAAGACTTAGAGGAGAAGTTTCATAATTACTATGACGGTATCATAGGCGGTGAAGATTGGATTGCGTTCATTAATGAAGAGTATGGAAAGTTCGGAACCAAGTTGTCTTTCCCTATGGGAGAGTTTACCCCTATACAACTGTGGGTTAACGATTTTCTCCGACCACTAAAACTAAAAGGAACTTTGCCAAGACAGTTAGAAAGCATTCTCCCACCCCTATTTGCAGGCGGCGATGTTAGCAAGCCCTTAAAAACCCTGTCTAAACAGGAAAGCTACTCTGCGGTTAACTCGGTACTGAAAACCCTTTACGCTCGACTTAACCCTAGCCAGGAAGCCGCCATTGCCGACGCATCCGTGTCAGTAATGGCTGACATAACCGGCGAGCAGGTCCTCAACTACGGTTGTGACGACTCTCTTGTAACCGGGCATTTGTTCCAGTACTTTGCGATTCTCTCCCAACTTGAAGAGACTTACGATTTTGTCAGCCAATACGAGTGTGCGGCTACCGCACCGCTAATGTATGCCCACATCGACGGAGTCAAAATCGACCGTGTCGAAATGGAAAAGCAAAAGGCAAAGGACGAAGAGACAACCAAGGCAAAGATGGCAGCTGTCCGTGCCACGCTTAACGAACACTGCACCGAGCCCAGGCTTGACGCCGTAGAAGCTCTCTTGGACGATCAACGGGATTACATTGCGTTTAAGGCCAAGAATGAGCACGTTAAAAAGATGTCGGACACGAGTAGCGAAGCTGTCCAATCTGCCGTGAAGTCTGCCTTAAGCAAGTTCAAGTCTAACTTCTTGCAGCTCAGTTTTTACCAGGAGCCAAAGGATGTAAAACACTTCAAGCCGTTCATACCTACACCGAAAATGTTTAACGATGTGGCAGCGCTTTTGGGTTTGGGACCGATAGCGACTCTGTCAAAGGTAAATATCTCCAATTGGGTGGAGGACAACCCGTCTGAGTTGGCAAAGATTTTGGCACCTGTGCCAGCTGCAGAAATGAAAGCAAGGGCCGGTGACACTTACCAAGCTCTGGAAGACTTTTGTAACGGGGTAATCGAAGCCAATACCCCCTCGGTTATGGAAGGCACAGAGTTAAACTTCGGGTCACCACAACAGATGCAAGCGCTTCTTTATTTATTGCTGGAGTTGCCGATCCGTGTGCGCACCGAACCCGATAAAAAATCTTTACGGTATAAGAACGGTTTCGAGGGCTCCCCGTCTACTGACGAGTCGGCAATGCAGTTTGCCATCGCCAACGATTGTGAAGAACACCCTTGGAAAGCGCAAGTATTGAAGGACTTGCTTGATTACCGGGACGCGAATACAAGGTTGTCTAACTATTGGAAACCGTATCCCTTGTGGATGGATGATAACGACAAAATCCATCCAGGGTTTAACTCTTGTGGGACTATCACAAGGAGACCGACGGGGTCTAACCCTAACACGCTGCAGGTAAGCAAGGGAGATGTCCGAAAGGTATACATCCCTGATGATGAGGACCATGTCATCTGTTCAGTGGACTTTGCCTCACAAGAGTTACGAATCTTGGCCAATGAGTGTAAAGACCCCGTGCTGATGTCTGCATACCCTGCGGACGGCGATCCGCTGGACTTGCACGCCCTTACTGGTACTGGCTTGACTGTTTTATTCTGTCAACGATTGGGTATGGAAATTGCAGAGCTTACTTTGGATGGGCCGAAACGTGCTGAGTACAACTGGTTCAAGGCGCATCAAGATGATGACACACCTTTAGGAAAGTTCATCAAGACTTGTAGGGCTTATGGCAAGACTGCGAACTTCGGTGTGGCTAACACCATCGGTGCGCAGAAAACTTCCATGCAATTGATGATTAATTTGGAAGACGCTGAACTGATTTTGAAGGCAATGGATGAAACCTATCCAGGCATTCAAAAATGGAAGAACGCTCTTTACAAGCAAGCTCGGATCGATGGCTACGTCAAGACAGCCTTTGGAAGCCGCAGACATTGTGGTCGTAAGTTGTCACAAGGTTCTCGTAGCGAGATTAGCCGGATGGAGCGCCAGCTCTCAAACTTCATGATGCAAGGCACTGCCGCCGACCTTTTAAAGGTTGTGTTCGCAACCATGCACAAGAGGGGTACTTTGAAGAAACATGGTGCCCGGTTAATCGCAGCGATCTATGACGAGTTGTTGTTCCATGTGCCAAAGAAATCTTTGCACGCTTTCCTGCAGGATATTTGTGACGACATGGAGCAAGATATTCCTGGGGCGGCGATACCGATGGTGGCCGACTGTTCATTTGGGCCGTCGTGGGGAAAACAGTACGAAGTAGGTAATCGCCCGTCTTTGGAAACCGTTAATGCAGCCCTGGAGAAGTTTTGATGAACATCGAAGAGATAGATAGATAGATAGATAAATTCGCAACTAACGAGAGGGTAACAAATGCTTGAAACACTATATAAAAAGACATCAACCGGCAAACTCCGCACATGGTCCGTCTCTGTCCAGGGCGATACCTTCACTGTAACTTACGGCGAGGAGGGCGGCAAATCTATTTCCAAAACCACGAAAGTCAAAGGCAAGAACATTGGCAAGGCTAATGAAACAAACGCCCACGAGCAAGCTGTAGCTGAAGCAAAAGCCCGTTGGGTTAAACAAGTCGAGCGGGAGCTTTACACGATATCCGGGGATTTGGACAAGCCCCCGCTTTATTTGCAACCTGAACTGGCGTTGGACGCAACCAAGGTCGGACACAGAATCCCTTGGGGGCAAGTAGTAGGGGAGCCGAAGCTTGACGGCCTCCGTTGCTTGTATCGCCCAGAAATTCACAAGCTCCAGTCCCGTGAGGGGACGTTTTATGACGCCCCTGAACACATCCTTGAGCAAATGAAAGGTGTTAACCGGCCTTTAGACGGGGAACTCTATTTAAGGGGGGCCCCTTTAAATGACATCCTGGGTGCAGCAAGGAAGTGGAGGCCTCTGACGGATCAATTGGAATTTCATGCTTTCGATATAGCCGACGACTCCGGCAGCTTTCTAACAAGACATGGGGTCATGTCCAATATGTTCTATGATGGCGGGCTGGTCGAACAACCTCACTTACAGATCGTTAATTATGAGCCAATAACCAAAGACTCGATGGTCGATCTGCACAACAAATACGTTCAGGCAGGATTCGAGGGCTTGATTATCCGCAATTTAGATAGTCAGTACGCCTTCGGTGAGCGGACTACAGGCATTTTTAAATACAAAAACTTCAAAGAGGCTGAATTTATTATTGTGGGGGTTGAAGAAGATAAAGAAGGTGGGGCGGTCTTGGTGCTTCTGACAGACCAAGGCAATGAATTCCGGGCCCGACCACGCGGCACCTTGGATTACCGGCAGTCGTTGATGGACGGGGCTTGCGTGGGTAATCAAGCAACTATCCGGTATTTTGCAATGACACAGACTGCAAATTCCGTGCCACAATTTCCTGTGGCTGTGGCGATAGGAGACCCGAAATGATTGAACTAACCAAAGACCAGCAAGGCGCACTCGACCTGGTAGAGCGATTCCTTGATGATGACCGGGCGCATGAGCTGCTTATAAAAGGCAGCGCCGGGACCGGGAAGACGTTCTTGCTGGACAGTACGCAAAACCTTGTTCCTGATGGTTCCCTGATCGGTACTGGCCCTACTCACAAAAGTGTGGATGTCTTGAAAACAAGGCTGACACGAACAGAGTGCTCAACCATCCATAGTTTCCTTGGGCTTAGGCCAAAGATGTCCAAGGATAAACAAATGCTTGTCCGGAAGAACAATTACGACCCTTCGGCATTCATTGACGTAAGAACCGTGGAACTCGACGAAGCTAGTATGGTAGATTCAATCCTCCGCAGTTTCATCCTAAAGGACATTGAAGACTGGGGAAGAAAGTACATTTACGCAGGAGACCCTTACCAGTTAAACCCTGTCGGCGAAATTCACCCGCCTCTGTTTGCGGCTGACTATGGCAGATACCAGTTTGAGCTGAACCAAATCGTCAGGCAAGCTGCCGACAGTCCAATAATTAAGGCTGCGACCGCAATCCGGGGCGCCATCAAACTCGGAGAAGCCCCGCCTATTGTCACGGGCGAGTTCGAGGGAATGGGAGTTTATAAGATGAGACGGGCCCCAGCCTTGGATCGCCTTGGAAGATACATTGAAAAGCACGATCCGGACTCTTTCCGGATCACAGCCTGGAGAAACGAAACCGTCAGGGAATACAACCAGATTATCCGCAATTTACAGGGCAAGGACATATCTGTCCCGTTCAGTGAGGGCGAGTTTGTTGTCGTCAATGAGGCTTACACCCTGGACGACACAGTGATTTTCAATGCCGGTGAGGAGTTCACTGTTAAACAAATGGAGCCGATGGTTCACTCGAACTATTCGGAATTAACAGGGTGGAAAGTTATCTTGTCATTGGACGGCGTCGAGTTACCCACCCCTGTGGATGTGCTTGATTACCAAACCTGTGGGGAAGACTACAAGAAACGGGTTTTGAGATTGGCAGAAAACGCCAAGACGAGTAATGACTGGAGGCCTTATTACCGGCTGAAAGAGTCTTTTTGCGATCTTCGTCCCCTAGGGGCTTTAACAACTCATAAGACCCAGGGCAGCACCTTCGATAACATCTTCTTGGATTTCCAGGATATTTACAAAAACCGGATTCTGGCAGAAGCTGACAGAGCTTTTTATGTTGCATTGACGAGGGCTAGATACAATGTCTACATCCTCGTGTAAGAAGCAGAGTTTAGTCACTCAACGCACGCTTAAAGAGTTGCTGGAACTTAGGGAAGACGGGAAGTTTTACTGGATAAACCCCAAGGGAAGAGCCAAAACGGGGCTACCGGCAGGGTTTAAATGTGCTAAGACGGGGTATCGGATTATCGGTATCAGATGCGTACCTTTCGCCGCACACCGATTGGCAGTGCTTTGGGACACTGGAGAGTGGCCGAAAAATCTTGTGACACACAGAGACAAAGATATGGACAATAACCTGCCTGACAATCTGGTCGACACAACTTCTTCTGTAGTTATGCAGAACAGGAAAGGAGGCAAGGGAGGGTTACCTAAAGGGGTAAAAAAGGTTAGGGGCAGGTATATCGCCACAATAGTTTCGTGCGGAGAACCGACCTACCTGGGGTCATATTTGGATGCTGCCTCGGCAATAGCTGCTCGGGCAGAAGCTGAAAGAAAATATCACACAATTTTGGAGAGGAAAGATGCAAGTAATAGTTGACTGCGAAGTCTGCGGAAAACCTTTTGAGTTGTCCAGACAGCGTATGGAGAATAATAAACACCATTGCTGCTCTAAGGAGTGTATGGGCGTGAGATTCAGGGCGACTAACAACGTACAGTGCTCGGTTTGTGCAAAACCTTTCCACTTAAAGCCAAGCCACTTAGCTAAGCGTGTAAATCCGGGTGACATAACTTGCTCGTATGATTGTGGTAAGGTCGCTCGTAGCAAAAGAATGGTGGGAGAGCTTAACCACCAGTTCGGAGTAAAAGGCCCTGAAAACTCTTCTTGGGTGTCTGGTATTCGTGTAGGGCCTAACGGGTACGTTTTAGTGAAAAACTACACACACCCCTATAGGACTTGCGACGATGATATACGCCTACACAGGTTGATTATGGAGCATTACTTAAGGGCTACACACCAATACAGGTTTCTGCAAGAAATAGAAGGGGGTTGGTATTTAAATCCAGAGTTTGACGTCCACCATGTCGATGAAAACAGGTTAAACAATTCCTTAAGTAATTTGGAAGTTATGACGAGGGGAGAACACACAGCTTTACATAATGCTGCTAGGTCAGCAAAAGGTAAGCTAGCGGATTCTGGGCAATCTACTGGTTCCCAGTTAACAAAAAATGTCAGATTAGATGCGGGTCTCGATATATTATCCTGCGTCAAGACAACAATACTGGCTGGAGGTAGTCAAATAATCTCGACAGGGATAAAAATCAATGTACCAGATGGCTTCGTCGGCCTAATTTGGTCAAGAAGCGGGTTATCTGTAAAGCATAAAATAGAGGTCGGAGCCGGGTGTATTGATAGCGGATATACGGGAGAGGTTCTTGTTCATCTATATAACTTAGGAGATAAGGCTTACGAGGTAAATATCGGTCAAAAAATAGCACAACTTCTAACTATCCCTGTTAATTTAGATTTTTATGAACGGGTGGCGAGTCTGGAGGACTCCGAAAGGGGTGATAATGGGTTCGGTTCTACAGGGGACTTTGTACAATGATTACCACGGGCAACTACCAAGTAACTTTCTACAACCGTTATGGTACAAAACTCAAAGGCCTGTCCATAGAGCAAGCCTGTTACACCGAGGCCCGTAACGCCGGTGCCGAGACTGTCCGAGACTCCAAGGAAAAAGAGGGTAGGTTAAAGCCAGCTTCTTACTCGGTTGATCGACGGCTTTACAACAGCTTAGACACCAACCAACACGAGGCTAGCACCCCATGAGTTTGCAAGTGACACTGAAAACAGACGGAGAAGACTTTGATGCAATGGCACCCATCGGTAAGCTTATCTGGGACTCTGTGTTCAAGAAGCCACCTGCCGTGACAGATATTAAAGCGTGGTCTGTTTCTGGCGAATCCGATGAGTATGTATACATCCCCAATAACCTTGCCAAAGAGGGGGACGAGGTTGAGGCTTTCATGGCCAATGCCCACTATACAGAGGTCCTTACGGAAGCTTACCGGACGATGTGCGAGGCGCATGACCTTTCCCCCTACGTTGCGCTGCAGGACGGGTCCACGTTTCCTTGTGCGGTGGCGAGGGGTTGCCACGGGGCGCAGTACAGGGTTTCTGGAGAGAAGGCTGGCCGACTTGCGAACTCTACCCTAATTGACTTTGACGATAGCGGGTATGCAGTAGAGTTCATTAAGCACATCATGTCGTTAGGTAAGGATCAGTATGAAAACGAAGTTGTTCTCCGGAGAGTCCTGGCAAAGGTCGAGCATATTCTGCTGGGGAGGAGCTCGCACACATACAACCAGCGTTTTATCCAGCGATTCCTTGACATTTTAGACGAGGGGGAGGGCTTCGGCGGGGGTACGAAAGATAAACTCTTATCGGTTTTCCAGACGATGACCCAAAGTGGACACGTCTTGGAGGACTCTATTGATGAGTTTACATCTCGTTGCTCCCGTGCGGGTTTATTAGAACATCTACCTTCACTGGAGAAGATTTTTAGGGGGAGCTGTGGAAGTAAAAGGTAAGCGCAACGACGGTAAGGGCGCGGAGGGATTAATCCAAGACGCGTTAATTCTCTTCGAGAGAACGCATAGAGCCACATTTGTGCGGCTCTATGATTCTACTTCGGCAGGGGTAGCTACGGGAGGTAATTTTCTACCTTCCCAGCCCGCCGATTTCATTGTCACTTATCAGGGCAAAGTGTCTTTGTTGGAGGTTAAATCAAGCATTATTCACAAAAGCTTGAGGGAAACTGTACTTAGGAATGTATTTTCTGAAGATCAGATAAAAGGGGCAAGGCTCTGGATGCGTGCAGGCAACCTTGCAACAGCGGCATTTTACAGTCACAAGTCTAAGGCCTTCGAGTGGTGGGACATGCGGGATATTGTTGCGGCGTACCTTGCGCCCCCCAGGTGCCGGAAACTTGCTGCTGATTCGTTCGGTAGCGGCAACGCAGAATCGTCGGTGATCTCGGCTTTACTTGACATTTTAAAGTGATGTATAATACATCACATTACAAATAAAACAGGGGACAAATATCATGAATAACATAACAATAGTCGGCGACATCCACTTGGGAAAACCTTTCCCTTTCACATCAACCAAAACTGCGGCACGGTGGGCGCAGTACAAGAAAGACCTTTTAATATGGTTTACCGAAGAGTACAAGGGAAGCATTATCCAGGCTGGGGATTTATTCGACAGCTTCTCTTGCAACTCAGAGACCTTTGTCGAAGGTTACATGTTTGCCGCGTCATGCGAAGTCGTCCTTTCAGGGAATCACGATGTATCCAACAACACGGAAAAAGAATCGGCAGTAAATCTACTTCGCAAAACCGGTTGCACAATTGCTTGGGAACAACCTTACTTCTTTGAAACTGAGTCCACAAAGTACACCCTGCTACCTCACCAGTTGACCCAAGAAAAGTTTGATACGATGCTGGCAAGCGCCAAAAACTTTCCGAACACTGAAAAGTACAACATCCTGGTACTTCACTGCAACTTTGGCGACCAACCTGGGACAGAGACGGAAAATTATTTAAGGCCTAATGTAGCAGCACACCTGATGTCTGACGAGCACGGCGGTCACGCAATGAAGCATTTCGACGCGATCATCTCCGGCCATGAGCACAATTATCGGGAGCCAATGATAGGTGTAACGATGTTGGGGTCCGTCTTACCGATGTCGTTTGGGGAGATGACGGATAAGTTTATTTCCGTAGATGGGACAAAGGAGTGTGTGTGGCCGGTAGATGGTCGGTTCAGGTCCCTCGACTACAAAGATTTCCTTGCCTATCCGCTGGACGCCCCTTTACAGTTCATCGAAATAACCGGCACCGTGGACATCGGTGAGACCATTGCCATCAACTCCAGGATTGCCGAGTGGTATAAAACGTCCGAAACCTTGATCGCAATCAAGCCCAATACTCGGTCCCTGAAAGCTGAGACAGACGTGATTATGGATGAAGATGGCCCCAAACTTCACTGGGTCGAAAAGATTGCCGATAGCTTGAGTGCCGACGCCCAAGAGGTATTCAAACAATTACTGGAAGAATCAAATGAAGCTTAAATCTTTACACCTGACCAATTTTAAACGCTTCAGTGAGTTGTCCTTGGACTTCGCCGACGGGTCAAACCTCATCAAAGGCAAGAATTACCAAGGCAAATCCACGGTGTTACAAGCGATTCATGTTGCGCTGTTCGGTAACAGCGTCGCCCCTTGCGACACCAAAGACTTAATTCGTCGGGGCACAAAGGACTTCAAGATCGTGCTTACGCTGAGCTCAGGGCTCACTGTGACGAGATCGTCCAAGGAGAGTAACATCGCAAGGGGTTCGGCAGAGCCGTTCGTCAGAGGTCACACAGCAGTCAATGCGGCAATAGTTGAAGAGTTGGGCATTACCAAAGCGAAATTTAATCAAATTTATATGAGCCCGCAAGGGTCCCCTCAGCATTTGCTGGACATGGAGGGGTCTGAACTTCAGCGGTTTATCGAGTCTTGTATTGGTGTGGATGTGCTGGACAAGGTTGTGAAGGCGGCCAGGAAGGGGGAGGCAAACTTTACAACCTTGGCGACGGCTTATGCTTCAGACATTCTTAGCGACGACGATGTGGCTGAAAATGTTACCGCCAGGACCATCTTTGCCAGCGATATATCCGACACAGAAAAGGCGCTAAGCGGGCTTAAGGCTGCAAGCGAGGCATGTGACACACAAACAGCATCCTTGACGAAACAGCTGACGGAAGCAGTGAACCATAACAAAGCTGTGGACGCTTACGATACCAAACGTAAAGCTTTGGACGGGTTAGCTTTGCAGCCTTTGTTCGATACTGTCGAGGACGAGGCTGAGGTTGCTAGTCTGTATCAACAAGAGAAAGATCAACGGAAGTACGATAAGGAGTTTGAAAAGGTTTCAACTTATAAGGACATCCTCGCGAGGTTGGAAAGAGAGCCTGTCGAAAAGGTTGAAGAAATCGTGGACGAAACCGCACACCTTGGGGGTTTGTTGACTGCGGCAAACGGTGTTTTGCGCGATAAGCAAGACGAGGTTAAGCGGCTTCGGTCTGCGGTACACGATGCTGTTTGCCCTGAGTGCAAGAGACCTTATGACGGCTACCACGAATTACCTACGCTTGAAAAGATTTTGGCAGAGGCTTCAAATAGCATTCCTGGGCTAGAGTCCAAGGTTGCGGAAGCGAAAGCAAGGCTTTCTGAAGCAAGCGAAGCGGTTCGTGCCAACACTAAACTTGTCAACGCTTACGAATCCTATGTGGAAAAGGTCGAAAGGGCGAAGAAAGATTTAGCATCAGCGAATGACGCATTAGGTAAAAACCCTGGGCATAATCTTGATGATTTAACGACGAAAGCCCGTGCATTATCAAAGAAAATCGCTGAGGAAACCCAGCAAAATAAGCAGACCCAGAGAGAGAACGACGACTTTACCCAGCTAACGACGGAGTTTGCAGCATTGACTCCACCTGCCGGCGGGTTGATAAACCTCAGCGAGTTAACGGCGCAACTCAATAAGGTTTGTCAGGACTCTACCGATAACCGCAAGGCATTCGAGGCTGCATCCTCTGAGCTAAGAACTTTCCAGGAAGCTTTACGGACTGCACAAGACGCCTTTGCCAAACATGTGAAAGCGCTAGAACTGGAAAAGGAAAACTCCGACAAAGCTCAGCTTTATGCCGAAATTGTACAGGTTCTTTCTACTCACAGGGCAAGTATTGTCTCCGAGGCGAACGACGTAATCTTCTCTGTAGCTTCGGAGTTTGCCAAGACAGCGACGCAGGGAGATATTCAAAGTGTGCTGCTCCACAATGGCGCCATCTCTTATAAAGAGAATGACCATGTGTTTAGTAAGTCGTCGGCATCGGGTGCGCAGAAAACTTTGATGGGTCTTGGAATGAAGCTTGGGCTTGTTAGGTTATCGACGACGAACCTGGACTGCCTGATCCTGGACGAAGTTTCCGCCGATATGGATAAGGATGTGAGTCTGCAATGTATGCTTGCGTTAAACTCTTTTTGTGGCCAGTCGCTTACGGTAACTCACCGGGAAGATGATGTGGCTGAGAATGTTATACAACTATGAAAGATTTAGTAAATTACGAGCAGGAAACCGGCGAGTTCACTTGGAAGGCTAACCAGGGCACGAATAAGCTCACTGGAAGATTAGCAGGCACCCTTAACCTGAATTCACAGGTGCAGGCGAACGGGGCTGGGTAAATGAGCGGCGCTTACCACGCGTCCGCTCGAATGTAACGTTAGGCAAAATTGAGGCCAATATGGCAACGCAAATACAAAAAGCCATCGACACACTAAATGGCGCGTACAACGACGACAGAAACGCAATTCATGCGCTGATGTGCAACCGCGTGCCGTGTAATCATGCGCTGGCAGATCACCCGACGGTGCAGGTTGATGAGCTAGGCGTAACCGGCGGATACGCCGTTGGAGCTCTCGGGCTAATTAACGGTGTTGTCGAGGCAATGACGGGCCAGCGGATAGCTTTGCTATGGAGCGACGCAACCGATGCTGAGGGTCGCCGACAATTTTGGGATTTTGCGAATATCCGCCGCTGGTAGGGCCCAACGCCGTGTTAAGCGGCAAGCCGCCACACACTGAAATTTAACCACGCAAATGCGTTAAATGGCGGCTTGTCCGATTGAACTAAGAGTTATGCACATGACAGACGAAGAATTGATTGAAGAATTGCTGAAAGATAGAGACGATAACAACGCAGTTGACGAAGCTTGCTATAAGCGCCTTCGCCGCCTTGCCGCCGACTACGGCAAAGACGGTAAGATTGCTGATACGTTGCTTGATGTTGTGCGCAGCTTGCTGGACATGTAAGTGCATAACGCAGAGGTAAGGGGCGGTGCGCTGGAATAACCTGATTAGCGCACTGGCCCTTACCGAAACACTGACTTTAACCCGCGCCACAGGCGCACCGTCCAGCTTGACTGACTTGTTGGGCTATAGATAATTAAGAGGCTTGTATGGAAGAAGATTTTTTAGATTTATATGCCCAGCAATCAATGCTGGCACTGGAAATTGGTCACAACGGGATTACAGACTGGAATATTTTTGTCTATGACCGAAGAGGCAAAGAACCTGGCAAATGGGGCGATGCAGAGATAAAAATTAACAATTCACCATCAAGAAAAGAGGCATTTGCGCGAGCTTATGTTGCACTCAAGGATTACTTAGACGATATAGGCTGAAGCCCAACGCATAGTTCAGGCGCGGCGGTGCTTTTCCGCCGTCGCTCTGGAGCGCAGGGTCTGGCTGGTTTTTACTTACAACGAATAGGTAAATTGGATGAACGTACTATCGCTTTTTGACGGAATGTCCTGTGGCCGTATAGCTTTGGAGCGCGCAGGAATACCAGTTAAAGCCTATTATTCCAGCGAAATAGATAAACACGCTATCAAGGTATCAGAGTCAAATTATCCAGAAATTATCAGGATTGGAAATGTGGTCAATGTCGTAGCGGCAGACTTACCACAGATTGATTTGCTGATAGGAGGGTCACCGTGCCAAGGGTTCTCATCTAGCGGGCTGCAACTTAATTTTGAAGACCCGCGTAGTAAGTTATTCTTTGAATTTGTTAGGCTGATGAAAGAATGCAAGCCAAAATATTTCCTACTTGAAAACGTCGGAATGAAAAAGGAGTGGCAAGATGTAATAAGTGACAAACTTGGGGTTTTGCCCATTGAGATAAATTCTTCGCTGCTTTCCGCACAGAACAGAGTAAGGCTATATTGGACAAACATACCAAATATCGAGCGGCCGGAGAATAAAAACATAAACCTAGTTGATATTTTGGATGATATTGAGGTTATTTCACCGGCCGCGATACGGGGAAGGTATCTAAACAAAGCGACTATTCTGGGGCGACGATTAAACGAAAGAGGAGTTAGGGATGATTGCAATAAATCTATCCCGATAACACAATGCCTAGAGGTGCGCGAAAGTAACAGGAATAAATCGAATTGTTTAACGACAGTGGCAAAAGATAATGTACTTACTTCAATGCCGATAGGCAGACATCCTGACGCATTTGGTAGAAGGTTGCCGTACAGGCACTATACCCGCAGAGAGTGCGAAAGACTCCAAACCGTGCCAGAGGGGTACACTGATTCTGTCTCTGATAATCAGGCTAAACGAATGCTAGGAAATGGCTGGACTGTGGATGTAATAGCGCATATTTTGCGGAGTATACCTAACGCAAAGCTAACCAGCCAGCCGGACACGAAACCTTAACGGAGCGATGAACTATGAACCAAACCAAAACTACACAACCGCCACAGGTCGGTGGGCATGAGTTGACCGGATTGTTGTGCCAAAAAGTAACAATTGAACTAAATAACGAAACAAGATTTATCCTAGGCCGCCCTAATTTTTGGTGCGGACAGCTATCGCGCAATTTGCGTGAATTAGGTCACGACATACCAAAGAAAGCGGAAGAAGAGCAAGCTTATGTAATTTACTGGATGCTAGGGCTATATGAGCAATACAGGGATACATGGATACATGGCGAGCGGAATTTGAGTCATATTTTAAAAGGGCGTAACACCATGCTCAGGAGCGCAGTGCCGCGCCACTTATCTTAAATTTAATAAAATACCGTGGCGCGGCACTGCGTCGCTTGGAGCTATGAGTTATGCGTATTTTAACGTTGCATCTAAAGGCTGAATATTGGCACGCGATAGCCAAAGGCGAAAAGACAGAGGAATATCGCGCGACAAACGACTATTGGGAACGCCGCTTGCGTGGGCCTGAATACGACGAAATCCACATAAAATTAGGGTACCCGAAGCGTGGTGATGAGTCAAAAACGATACGCAGAAAGTGGGCAGGGTATCCGCCACAAAAGCGGATCACACATCCGCATTTTGGAGAAAAACCTGTGAGTGTTTACGCTATCGACGAAACCCAGTGCGTATAACGCAAGATTAAGCCTCGCGGGATAGATTCTAAACAATGAGCTGATGCTTAGAGCGTCGGCTTGAATGATGGGATATACGTCAACTGGAGATAAAAAATGGAAGGCGATTTTTTCGTAATGCTAACAACACAAAGTGGCGGGTACACACCGCTAATGGATAAAGACGGCGATGAAATAGCTAAATTCGAGACGGCTGAATTGGCTAAAGAATGCGCTGAAGATAATCCATTTGGCAAGAATTTTGGATATGAAGTATTTGAACGCGGATATGGTGCATAACGCCGTGTTAAGTGGCAAGCCGCCACACACTGAAATTTAACCACGCAAATGCGTTAAATGGCGGATTGTCCGCTTGAACTAAGAGTTATGCACTGGAACAAAAAATGAACGAATGGCCTGGTGGAAAAAGACACGCTATGGATCAGGGCAGCCATGAGCGATGGAATGCCACGCATTATCCTGGAACGCGGCAACTTTGTTGTAAGTGTGACGAGCCAACTGGAAATTGCGAGGAAGACGGAATTTTTAATGACGATGGAGAGCCGCATTGCCATGATTGCGCCTTTGGGGCGGGACTTTTGGAATGCGACGCTGGAAATTGCTGTATAACGCCACGTTAAGGGTCGGTGCGCTCTGAACTGGACTTCCAGAAACACGACCAACCCAGCGGACGCGGCTCCGCTGGAACTTAAAGTAAGTAAACCCCCTTGCTAGGAAGATTGCCAAGTGCTTGGTTGTCTCCAGTTAACCCCAGAAAACTTTCTGGGGTTAACCCATTCGGTAGTTGCGCAGTCGTCGTCTCTACAACACTAAGGTCTGCAGTTCCGGAATTCACTGTATACAGGTAGTGAACAGTAGCCCAAAACCCGGAAACGGGGTCAACAACCCCGTAACAGACGGGAAATATATCTACATACCCCGCCGTTGGGTGGTAACTCCTAAAGTGATTGGCCCCTACGACATTGTATTCTCTATTCGTGTTAGTGGTTTCATAGTTACCTGCTGAATTGAACCCGATGTTTGCAAGGGTTTCGAGATGCCCAGTACTTGTTGTTGTGATAGGCCCTCTCTGATCTACAGGGAAGGATACATTAGGGTTAATGACGGAATTTGTATGAGACGCTGTGGAGGAAGAGGTACTTTCGGTGGTATTAACCACGACGGAGACCTCGAAGGAGCCTGAATTTTCTGACGAGGAGTACGAAACTTCCTTAACAAGACAGAGTTCCGGAAGACTTACAGAAACATCTGCGAATAGTAAAGAAGATGACTCTGTAGAAGAAGTAGTTGAAGACGTTGAACCACCAGACGCAGAATCGCTGCCCCTACGCTCACCCCAATGTGATTGCTCACTGCTAGAAGAAGACGTAGTTTTAGTGCTGACAAACAAATCAACCAATAAGTCCTCGCCGTTATACAATCCGACTTTATTACTCCCCGATTCAGTGTATGAGTGCGATAATAACCCTTCCCCGTTCTCCCCTCCATCCCCATAACGGTACCCAGAAGATGAGGTGGACCATATTTGGGAAGTTTCGTGAGCCTTAGCCGACAAGACGACCTCTGTATTGCCGTAAAATCCTGCTGCAACAACAGTTTCGCCCTCTGACGAGTACGTTGTTGTGTCTGAATAACTCCCTGATCCACCGTCTGTATACGGGGGCGGTGGTGGGGTATAAGTACTGACCGAGTGAAATGTCGATATAAGCGCTAAAGCCCCTGTGGCAGTGTGTGAAACGGAAGTGCTTAGGTTTCCATTTGCATCAAGGGACACCGACACCCTAGTCAGGACTTTCTCTATGTGGTTCGTTGCGTAATTCGGGTTAAGGTTGTCCCGGCAAAGGACAGATCGGATAGCGATAGCGTGCAACCCGTCGGCATCAAAGGAGAATATACCTAAGTAGGGCAAAAGTGTTTTAGCCGGATCGGTGACAGTTGGGTCTGTTAAAGTCCCTATAGTTACCCAATCCGCCGGACCTTTTTTATACCGGATCGTCTGGTCGACTAAGATGGCTATAATCCCCCCATTTAATTCCGCAGCCCCTAGAATTTTATTTGGCGCGGTGGCAAATAATTTACCAGTTTTGAAAATTTTTGTGGAAAACCGAGACCCGTGGATAAGCCATGTACCTGGGCCTGTTGGGTTAGAAGGGTTTATCGGGATATAAGATGTAGTCTGAGTGTACCCGATGGAGGATAGAGCAGCGCCAGCCCTTGCAGCCAGAGCTATTTCGTACGAGGACGAGTACGACGGTGTACCGAAGTAGTGTGCAGGGGATTCGACTTGAAAGCCCCAAGGGCCTTGCCAAGAGATAACTCTGCCTTGCGGGCCGCGCCAGTAACAGTTACCAGCCTGCGACCTTTTGACTCCTCGTTTAATACCTACCGTAGGCCCTGTGTATGTCAGTAAGACGTTTGGGTTCGGCCCCCCTATCGTACCAGTAATCGTATCAAAAGGTTCTCCCCACCCGTTCGGTGCGTCGTCACTTGTGGGCCAAAGAAGGACCCCTTTCGAACTAAACTGAATACTCCTCGCAATATTCTTATGCGTCCAAGACCGATTCATATCCCCAACAAACTCCTCAGCTGCTCAACTTTATTCAAGATCAGCGGTTTCCCTGAATCAATGAAATCAATACCGTACAGAACTTCCCCGAGAATACCCCCCTCTTCCAACGTGTTTATCAGTGCGCTGTAAGGCTGTTCCAACCTAACCATAAACCGAGTCTCCAACAAGTTTGCACCGCCAGTGTCGTACCAAACAGCGTGCACCCGCCTTTGCATATAATGTGGCTCTAGCAAATCGAATGTCGATCCGTTGATGTAATCCCCAGAGTCAGGGAACCCTTGCGGCACCTCCCACGCCCCTGCTTCTGTCACCAGAATATGTGAGTAAACGGAAATAACCTCAACATGAGTCGAGGAGCTTGGCGCCCGAGACACGTAATTTGGTAAACCGATGCCCCGCTTTAAACCGATCTCCAGGGCTGCAACCCTTTCTGGCAGCCCTGGCGTTGCCAAGGCTGGGCTTAAAGTTAGCCTGTGCAGGTCCTTCTTTATGGATTGGTCGGCCACTTATTAATCCTCGCGGGCCAAATTCATTGTCAGGGATAAATCGGTGTAGGTTCCTACGGTAAATGTGGCATCAGTAACCCTCACCCAGAAAGAGACAGCCAGACCGACTGTTGATAAGATCGTGGTCCCTAAGTTCAGTGGTGCACCACCTGTGGCAGAGGCTAGCCCGCCTTGTGTACTTGCCAATTTTACGGCTGCTGCTGGCTGTCCCGTCCCTGAAGCCGAGTCCACAATGGATAGTGTGAGTTGGTCTACTCCGGGGCTAGAGTCTGCTCGTAGGGTTCTTCCAACGGCGTTCGACCCAAACCAAATTTGAAAATCCTGGGGGCCGGTAGACCCGTCAGCATTTTGAGTTGTTAAGAGGTCGCTGGTTAAAGGTACTGTCAAACCTGCGTCCAAGTAAAAGTTAAAGGTTGCGGCCATGTTTGATCCTATGCCAAAAGAAATAGTTCGTCTTGAGGTACGTTGACCTCTATTGTATCCCCGTAAACGACGATATCTGCGTTCTCCGTCGTCGCTATCGGGATGTTTGGGAAGTCTATCACAAAGGTGTGTTCTTTGTTTTCAAACGTACCCGAAGCGGAAGGGGTTATGTGACCTGTCCACGACGGGTCGACGGTTCCAGTGTGAATATGAGAGTCCAGGTTAATGCTCGATAAGAACTCCGTTGCAGGAGTCTTGACTACGCCGTTTACCAACGCCCCGTGCGGGCCAACTAACTTAACCTGGCCAATTACCTCTGTGATCTTCGCAGTAACCGGTAGAACGTTTATCGTTACCCGAATCTCCGGACGGAAAGTTACCGACGCCACTGGGCGAATTCCGACCGATTTCGCGGAACTCAAAGCAAGTGTCACCGACGTTAGTGCGGACCCGTTGTCTATGTTGAAGTTGTGGACGATTTGGTAGACCACACCGGTGGCTTTAATTGGGTCTGTGTCCACACGAACGGTGTCCCCTCGGTTTAACGTAGGCCTTAGAAGGGTCGTAAACCCAACCCTGTTCTGCCTGTGGGACGCAAGAATCGTTCTGGATGATTGGGCCATCACAACTGCTAAAGCAGCGGCCCGTTCGACCTTACTGCCACGAACAACGAAGCTGTCAAAATCGTAGACGTGCTGCCCAGGTTGTAAATGCCCTGAAGCAAGTCCGGTCAAGGTGTTGTATGAGTTGTTGCTATCTAACAGGTGGCCGAAGTCTGCAAGGTCAAAAGGACTTCCGAAGTATTGTTGCCCATCCCCAGCTTTCTGAAATTTTACTGGCAAGTTAGGGTACGCATTTCCAAAAGACCCGTTCCGGGTATTGCCGTAAGTAATGTCTGTGACTTTACCCTGGGTCATGCTAGGGCCAGCTGTACAGACAAATCTAGTCACCTCGTTTGAAGCGAAAAAAGCCTCATCAAGTGATCCGGTATACTCTACAGCAATCGTTCCAGACTTCTCGTCTCTGGCGAACCCGATCGCCTCTATGCTCGCAGAGGATTGTACGGTGACGCGGGCCACGTTCTTGACACTTTGTTTATGTCGCTTCGCAACCAGTGCTTTGAACCCTTGCGCTAAAAGTTCATCCCCCCAATTCAGGAACCCAACATATTTACTTCCTTGGGTTAGCCACCCGCTCTCTGGTTGAATCTGCCACCAAGGGTCCTCTACAAAAACCGCGCCCGCAGCAGACACTGCGTCTGAGATCATTTGTGGGGTGGCTTTAGGCGACTCATTAAACCCGTCACCCGCGCTCAGCCACATCTCTTCAAACCAAGAAAGGCGTAGTACGTTCTCACGGTAAATATCCTGTTGAAAACCTAAACTGGCAGTGACTTGGTTGGTCAAATCTCTTGCATTAGCAAGGGACACTGAGAGGCTTTGGTCGACTATTGCACCTTCTGTGAACTCCAGTGAAATAACCCCTGCCCGCCAATCTTTAACCGTAACCTGGGAGTTCGTGTCAAGATGAACCGTGTAAGGGTAAGTTTCCAGCCTTTGCTGTAAGTAATCCCACCCGGACGACTCCTCGGTGTAAACGTATTTGGACCACTGCGCTAAAGGTGTCAATGCTGCAAGTGTATCCCTACTCATGTTGCTGATTACGTTCTGCAGGTTGTCTGTGCAGGTGAATTGGCAAACACGAGTCATGACGTTATATGCTGGAGTGTCCACGATGCCAGAGAACATTCGGATCGTGTAGATCGGTGTGCCTGTCGAATCCGTTTCAACGTAATCGATCGTAACAGGTGCCTTGATCCATGTGTAGGGGTCAACGCTACCGGCAGCTGGGCGAATCGAGAACACAGCCACAGCTGCCGCACTCTCTTCCTGGTCAATGGATACGCCACCGGTTAACCTTGCGGAAATGTCTATGCCGTTTAGGGATACTGAAAGTCTCCAGGAAATTGCCAACCCTTCGATACTTAAAGGGACTTCCGGCTCGGCCATCGGCGGTGCTGACGGTGGGGCGTAAGGAACAACGTCCGTACCCCCCGAGGCTGTGGTCAGGGCAACTTGTCCACCGACACCTTGTGCGCCAATGCCATCCGTGAATGTTGGGAAAACTGTTATACGCGTCGTTATGGTGGGTTGGTACGTTTCATAAACAACGAACGAAACCGGGATGGTTGGCGAATAAGTTGTGACGGTGACGTCAAAAACCACGCCTATTTCGAGCGAGTAAGTTTCAAATACTCGAAAGACGATGTCTATGCTTGGCCGAAGGTTAATCGGCAAGACAGAAACCTGTACGGGGATAGCTGGCGTGTAAGCAAGATGCGGAACCACAGCAAAGGTGTTCGATGGTACTACCGTAATCTGCGTCGAAACTGTGCGACTTGTAACTCTCGGCGTGAGACTCGATAGGATAGTCACCACTGTACTCATATCGAGGGTAGGTACATAAGGCACATGGAGTTGGGTTAGTTCTGACCCTACTGTTATTGTAGTCCCTACTAGATTAACGGTTCCCACAGGAGGGGATACCACAAGCTCATCAACTAGGAGTTGGCCGCCTGTTGCAGTGGTTGGGGAAAACTGAGAGAGTTTATAATTAACCGTGTATGTTCCGTCGGCGGGCACCGTCCAAGAGAATTGTGTCCAAGGGTACTCTACGGGGAAGGTTAATTCTGCGGACGTGTTGACTGAGACGACCGTTGCGATTACCGTCGAACCTTGCTTTATCGTGATTAAGACAGCGCCTTTTACGGAGGCATTCTCCCACCTAAAGGCGTACCAACCTGTAACGATCTGCCCGGCAAGCAAACTTTTGCTTTGCGTTACTAAAGTTGTGCCTGTCGTACCTGTGTTGTTAGCGTCTGCTATCCTTGCAAAATATGTCCCTGCAACCGGAAAGTATGTTTGTTGTGACCCAACGTAGGACGTATTATTATAGGTTGCAGTTCCGCTACCGGACTTAGCCCACCCAGAGCTGGTTCCGGTCTCAAAACCCCCATTTAAAAACTGTATGGTCCGGACAACAGCAAACGAGTGCGCACTATTGACCTTTACAACTGTAATGGATTCCGGAAAAAACGGGTCAGAAATCTTAACGTCGTCAGCGAAAAGACTGATATATGTGCCGGTAGAGTTATCAGGTACATCCCGAATTATTCTGAATTCAAGGGTGTAAGTATCAGTGGCAGGGGATACCCAATAGAAGGGCAACCAGACCTGCCCGATAAACCACTGGAAGTCACCTGTATAAATAGTGGTGCAATGGTAAGAGAAGAGTGTGGCAACAACTGTGGAGCCTTGCTTTATCACAATCTCCGCCGTACCAGCAGCGTATACCCACCCTCCACAAGTAAACCACCCTGAGATAGCTTTCCCTACTGGAACTGTGACAGTCTGCCTAACAAAAACAGTACCGTCGGGCACCGATCCATTTGGGTCACCTAGCTGGAGAAACCAATCTCCAGACTTTGGTAGCAACCCCTGGACATTGGAAAATGCACCCAACCAGCTCGTATTGCTGAAAACCTTTTCCCACCCGAACGGTGTCGAATTCTCGAAGCCTGGGTTATAAAAATTTGAGTAAACGACAGGCAAAGAAGACGTCACATTGAGCGTTGTACCTTCAAACGGCTGTAATGGGAACGTGTTAGCGTCCGTGATGTATAACCCGTCTACAAGGAGTGTACTTCCTGTTGCGTCTGCCGACGGGTGGGAGAGTTCAAACTCTATTGTATACATCCCGCTGGAGGGCGCGGACCAACTCAACAATTCCCAAGGGCTTGCGTAATAATCCGCGACTCCTGCAGTTAGGGTGTCCCAAGTGAGAACTGTGTCGACCACGACACCTAATTGCTTAATCTTAACTGAAAGGTATTCGACGTAGGCGGCCCCGGCACCTTGCCAGACAAAGGCCTGCCACCAAGAGATTACCTGTCCAGCGCTTAAATAACCTGTATGCCAAAGCCGTCTCGTCGCTACGTCTATGCCCCACCCGCTGCTGAAGTATCCCAAATACGCCCCGGATTTAGGTGTGTAGGTCGCAATAGGGGTGCTTGTGTTATACCGGTAGACAGTGATGCTTGCCGAAGTCTGTGGGGTCCCATAGGAAGGCCCCCCCGAGCGAAATGGAGATTCTGAAGCCCACGGTGGAGATTCTAAAACCCACCCACTCCCGGAACCGAGTTCAAAACTTTTGTTGTAAAACTGCTCTCTTGTAGGGTAAAGGTTACTAGATACAGGTATGCTTGTAGACGAGTCCAAAAACCATTGGCCGGCATCGAGCACTGTGAGGTCATCGACAAGTAGGTGTCCGCCACCCGCGTTAGACGAAGTGTGCCAAATCTTGAACTCAACTGTGTAAGTGCCGGAAGAAGGGACAACCCACATGAACCTTTTCCAAGGCCCTCGGTCGTTATCAGGAATATTGTCCCGGTAGCTATCGATGTCAACAGGCGTTGCAATTACTGTGCTGCCTTGTTTTATCGTTATGGTGACGTACTCATGCCTGAAGACGCTGTTAGACTTCGCTGAAAGCCAGATGAAAGCGTACCAAGCAGTAACAATCTCCCCTGCAAGGAGCGCCCTGCTTTGGCTCAGTGTCTGACCCGTCAAGTTAGATTGAACGTCGTCAGACATCCTGCAAAACCTTGATCCGACTTTTGCAGTGTAGGTAACCGGGGAGAAAGTAGCCGTAGTGACGTTGGTTATCTTCGTCGCGCTATTCGTCCCAGCTAACGTCCAGTTCGTTAAGCCTGTTGTCTCAAACCCAGGGTTGAGGAATTGGTTTGCCACCGAAACCTCTTACGCGACGACGATAGTGGGCGTTACTTTATATGAGTCGCCCATTGCAAGGGTTACCGACCCTGCAGGGTTGAGTTCGATGGAAATGATGCGCTTAGTTGCACCCTTAGTACAGACAAATGCGCCGTACACAGCCCCAGTCATAGCCGACCCGGTAGCTGTGAAAGTTTGTTCTGCGTAACTTCGGGTATCTGCAGCGCCCGTCCAGGAAGCGTCGGTTAGATTGATTCGTGCATACCCACCTCCTGTAGGCTCCGTCAGCGTAGCGTGAGTGGTCGTTTCCGAGATCGAGGAATTAGTAAATAACCCCAACTCTAAATCTGTACCTTTATCAGTTACAACATTCCCGCACAACCATTGTGCGATAAGGGCTTCGCCCTCGTTCGGCAATATTCCAGCCATTTATATTTCCTCTGCTTCAAGTGTCCAGGACGAAGGCAACCCCTCATCCCACGAATAAGTTTCTTTTGGGGCCTCCGCAAAACAATTGAACTGAGGGTAATACACCGCCCCGATTCTTGTCGCACTTCCGCTCACAACCCCGCCCACGATTTTGCTCCACAACCCACCTATCAGTTGCATATACTCCGGAGCATAAAGCCCGTCGGTTCTGCGGGCGGCGGGTAGCGGGATGCCTACGTTAATATTGAACCCTGCCGCAGGCCTTGTAATCATCCTGGGCACTCCGCACTTAAGCAGAAGGGGTTTTGAATAGTCCAAGTCCACAAGCCCCAAAGGTATGCCTCCGCTGCCGGACATTGTGGTACGCAGCCGTTGCCAGTTTGTTTGCTTTGCCGCCGCGCCATTCATCATCCGATGCACAGATGACCCGCCGAAGGGTTCGTAGGATTGGTTAAACCTCATGGCTTCGTAAAGAGTCGTTCGACAAGACAAAGTCCCGTCCGATAGTTCCATCCACCTTGTTAGGTATTCAATATCGCTCATAGGGTTCTCAGATAAGTTGTTGTCATCATACTACTTTACGCCCAGCCTTCAAAGCTTGTAATCTGAGTGCCGATTGGAAATCTGCAACCGCATCTGCAGGGGCTTGGGCGGCGATGGTTGCGCCCCCCACATTAAACGTCACATGTTGTAGCGGAGCCGTTGACTTTGCTTGCGGCAAGGGTGGCATCTTCAGGTCTATGGGGGGCACTTGCGCTACGATAGACGGGTCAAAATTTATTCCGCGCATGTCAGAAATCAGCCCCCCTGCTGCCCGCAAGATTGGTCTATGCCCTTGCCTTATTTTGTCCAGGAAAGGCACCCCCAACTTATCTACAACCTTCGCAGGGATGATGAAAGAGTTCTCTGGGATGCTCCTGTGGATTGAGTCGGAAGTGCCCGATCCTGGCCCCTTAATCAACCCTGGCTGCGAGATTTCCCCTAAGCTGGATAAGTAGCCGGTGCCGACCGCTTTGACGGTCTCAGGAGGCATTTGGTACTCGTTGTTGGAGACCTTTGCGGAGACTAGGCCGCCTTGGGCAAATTCTGGCAAAGGCTCTTCGGGCACGTTGCTGTAAGCGTTACCCCCTTTAACAACTTTGTTGACAATAACTTCAACTTCTTTACCGGTTATGCCGTCGATGGCTGCCTGAATTTCGTCGGTGGCTTGGACCGCCTGGGTTGGGTCTACCTGAACAGCCGGGGCCACGTCTTGTGGCAAGCTTTGAAGGGAGGTCTCGATTTCTTCGATGTACCCTTTGATCGCCGCCAGTTGAGAGCCAAAACCAGCAAGGGCTTGTTTAGAAGGTTGCCCTTCCCCGGCAGCCGCCACCGATGTATCAAGGTCAGTAAGCTGGCCCAGGGCCTTCCCGACAGTTTCCTGTGCGGCAATAGGTGTATTGGCGTCTCTTGCATAAGCCAGGAACTGCTCGCGCAAAGCCGCAATGCTTTCTCTGGCTCTCCCTACAGACAACTGTAATTCTTCAGGGGTCTGGGATTCTTTGGCAACTTGGCGGACACCTTCCAGAATCGCAGCTAAACCTTGTCTGGCAGACTCGACATTGAAGTTTAGCTTGATGTCTGCGTTCTCAGCCAAACCTTGGGCTGCCTGATCCAGCCCAGTAACCTCTTTGGCGGCATTTTGGGCGCCAACCTTAATCCCGGCAAGAGTTGTGTTGAGCGTTTCGATAGCTGTCGTTAACCCTTGAATGGCCGACAACTGTTGATCAGCTGCTTGCTTGGCAGCGGCTTCGGCCTGTTTGTGGAGAGCGATCTCGCCTTCGAGAAGTTTGTTGTTCTCCTGGTACAAACCTTTAAGCCGGGACTTTTGCCCAGATAAACCCTCGCCCTTGGCTTGGGCAGTAGTTTGTACAATAGTTTCTTGTTCCTTGATCGCCGATTCGAGAAGCTGTTTACCTTGAACATACTCTCCTTTTGCAAGTAGAGTTCTTGCCTCTGAAGCGTCTTTAGCTGCATTGGATTTTGCCTTCTGTAGCTGCTGATACTCGCTGAGACCTTGGGACTCAATCCCCCTCAAGAACTCCAACTGCCCACGCTTCTGAGAGAAAAGTTGTGTCTCGATCGCTTCCGCAGCCTGGGCATGCTTCAGCTCAACGTCGCGCATTTGCTCGTACGTCTGCCGGTGGGCAGTCCGTAGGGTTTCTAAATCCGTGATTTGCTGCTTGGTTACAGAGAGTTTAACTGTGGATGCTTCCACTCCTTTTAACTTCTCAGCTTTAGCGATCGCAGCCTCATACCCGGCAACGCGAGCTTTGTTGGCTATATCCTGCAAAGCCACCAGTTCTTTGGCAGTCTCGATCTCAGTCGTGTCTTTAGCGATCTCCGCCTTAACAGGGTCGTTTATATTAGCCAGTGCCTGTTCCCGATCTAAAACCGCCTTGTTCGCTAAAGCCTTTTCCGTAGAATTTTTAAGCGATTGTTCAGCGAGAACGTTCGCCAGGGTTGATTGTTTCTCCGCCAAATCCAACCCAGCGTCGGCTAAAGTTTTGTTAACCTCGTTTAAAACCTCTAGGCGTTTGCCGGCGTCAGCATGGTCTTGTAGAAACTTTGCCCCTTCTCCTGTTTCAAAAAATTGGGAGATACCTTCATAAGACTCTTCAACCGCACGAAGGGATTCAGGGATACGCTCCATACGAAACAGAGCAGTCTTGGAAGCTGCCCGTAAAGGCTCCAAAGACTTAACTTTTAAGTTGTAAATATTTTGGTCAACGTCGTTATCCAAAATATACTGGGCATTGCCCGACGCAAAGGCTGCTTCCCGAGCTCTGGTCAGTTTGTCCATAGCGGAGGTTGTCGCCGAACTCTTTTGTTTAAGCTCTTTGTACTCTTTCTCCATCTCCTCCGCTGAGACCGCAGTGCTGGCTACATGGATGTTTAACTTTGTTAGGTCAACCTTGTTGGTCTCGATAGCCTTCGCTACTTCTTCCTGCTCCAAACCTTGTTTAGCAAGCTGGGCGTCTATCCTCTCCTGCAGGATTGCGGCTCTGGCAGGGTCAGCGGTTTTCTTTTCTTCGTACATCCTTTGCGTGGAATCTACCAGCGCTCTGGACGCTTGTAAGTGGTCATCGGCCAGTTGCGCGGACTCCTTTGCCGCAACTTGCGCTGCAGCCTCAATCTTGACTCGCTCCTCGATAGACGCCAGTTCCTTGATGAATAGTTCTGGGGTATCTTTTTTAGCTGCAACGGTTCTTTTCAGTATGTCTTGGATATCCTTTGCAGACTTATTGGTCTTGAAAGTTTCCTCATAGAATGTCGTCCACTCCTTATCGACGTTCTTAAGCTGTTCCTCGATTGATTTGGCTTGTACAGCAATGGTTTCGTCAAGAATCTCCAGCTCTTTTCTTCTTTCCGGGGTTAGAGATCGCGCTAACCTGCCGGCTTGATCCCCTGCAATTGCGGCCTGGGAAGTAGTCGTGGATTTCGCTTTACTTATGGCATTGGCAAGTGCCTGTTCTTTGTACAGATTTGCAGCGTCGAAAGCTTCTTGAGGGACTTCTCCTTTGGTGTCAGGTTTTTTGTAGAGGGTGCTTTTGGCAATAGCCTTGGCGGGGTCAGCAAAAAACGCAACAGGGTCGTTCAAAATCTTGTCCGCTTGTCTCTGAATAATATTCCCTAACTCGTTTGTTGTGAGTTTTTTTAATTCCGCAAAAAACTCGTCCAAAGGGTTGTTGAAGGCGTTTTTAAATCCTTCCGCAATTGCAGACAGCCCAAGACCCAAGTCTTCTTTTATCAGTGAACCGAAACTTGAAACCTCGGCCAACCACCCTTCCGCATTGTCCCCAAGCTTATTCTTACTTTCCTCATTAACCCGTTGCAATTGCTCGATATAAACGTCAATCAAGTCTCGGTTTCCTTCCTTTACCGCCTGGAGAAGTTTGGCATAGACGCCGGCAAAAGATTTATCCTGAATAGCTTTGTCCAAAATAACCTTAACAGCCTCGCCCTCTCTCGCGGCAAGGTCAGCCTTGGCATCTTCAATCTTATCGAATACTTCCTTCTTTAACCGCTCCCCAAATGTTTCTGACGCTTGTTGAAATAAGATAGCCTCGTCAAGGGTGTTAACCTCGTTCAGGATTACCGCCTTCTGAGCCTCGCTTAACTTTTGGAAAGCGTCGACAAGTGCATTCTCGTTGATTTTGGTTTTGTCGGCTGGGTTATACGCCTCGAAAGCCTCGATCAGTTTTTGGTAATAAGCTTGCCGACCGCCTTCGGCTTTCGCCATGATTGCGTTGGCACCATTCATCTCTCCGATTAACTGGTCAATGTTGTAGGTGCTGTTGAATAGTACGCCAAACTCTGTTTGGAGTTCGTCAATGGCTCCGGCTAACTGGCTGCCTTGGAGGTCGGTAGACACGCCTTGCAGCTTGGACAGCATGCCGGAGATATTTAGAGCCCTGCCTTTGGCGTTATCAATGGTGCGGTCAAAATACTCCTTAGCAGATTTTTGGACAGCATCCAGACCCGCCTTTAAGTCTTGGTTCTGAGCCTTTTCCGCAGCCAAGTCTGTCTGGATGGTCGTCGCCTTTTTGAGGGCGTTTTCGGCGGTTGCGATTTGATTATTGATCGCGTTAAGCTGCTCGTTAACGTCCTTTCTAAAGAACAGTAGGGAAGCGCCTACAGCCGCGACAGAAGCGGATATGATTCGGCCATAAGGTGTAAAGGTTAAAGCCCGAACCACTCCGTTGCTTAATATTGCTACCTTTACCTTGTCGAAAAAAGTTACCAATCTCCCCAGGAATGTGGACTGTATAAACACCTGTGCGGAAGCCGCAGCTGCGGATCCTTTCGCTACCCCTGCTCTTGCGGATGCAGCAGGGTCCACGCCGGCTAGAATTCTTGCCGACTGCGCCACAGCTCCTGCGGCAAGAATTCTTGTGCTTAACTGTGTGTAGATACCTGTTAAGCTCGTCAACAAGTCTCTTCGCAGTATGACCGACCGTACTGCAAAGAAAAGTCCAGCAGCTTCAGCAGCTTTCGCTGTCACTTCTCCTAGGCCTGTGTGAATTTTTTCCATATATTCGGAAGCGAACACCTGCACACCTTGTGCAAGGGCTGCGACACCTAGCCCGACTGTGGTCCCACGAAGAGCACCCCCTCCCCCTCGAATGGTAGCCATTAGTGAGGCAAGTCCAGACAAACCGGCAACAGCTGTGCCTGACGACCCTGAGACCTTCTTCATTGTGTCCGCAGCTTCACCGCCACGTTCAATGAAATCCGACAACCCTTTCGTTAACTTTTGTAGGTGGTCTAAAGCGGGGCCAAAAGCATTAGCAGCGACTGCGGTTATGACAGACCCAAGGTTGTCCCAGGTCTTCCCTAACGCTTCCATTTGTGTGGCAGAGCCTTTGGCTGCCGCGCCGTGCGCCCCGACTTGAGTAGTTAAATTTACGTACTCACCACGTTGCTTAACTAAAACGTCCAGGACGTTCTTTGCCCGAACACTGTAGACACGAGCAAAGTCTGATGAGGCGGATGTGGCGAACCCAAGCTTATCCAACTCTGCTGTAACTGCGCTAATAGGGTCAGCGGAGTTTGCAAACCCTTGGAACAACTCCGCGATTGCTCCTTGCGATAAGGTTTGCCCAAGCTCTGCATACCTCTTCTCAAGGAAGCTAAGTGTCTTGGCGTCAGGCGCGAACAGTTCCAGCAAGGATTCCCTATACCCTGTGGAGATCGTACTTGCCTTGATACCTGCGTTTCTCAGCACAGCAAAGGCTGCGTTCATCTGTGCCGGAATGATGTGGAATGAATCTGAGACCTCCACAGCCCTGCTCAGGATCGTGCTTAGCTCTGCCCCCGTCAGTTTTGACAAGTTGATCGTTGACGTCATCTGATCAGCGATCTCTGTGAAGCTCATGTCTTTAAAGACGTTGTGCATCGTTGTCAAGACGTCCGCTGTGACTGCTAGCGATGTCGCAGTAGCAGATGCAGCCAAGCTGGTTGCATCTAAGGCTTCCCCGATCTCGCCGATACCAACACCCGCCTGGGATAAGGTTTGGGCCGCACCGGCTATGTCGTTGGTCGAGAACTCGGTATCAATGGCGACACGTTTTACCGATGCAGCAACCTTCTCCATTTCCGTGTCAGTTGCGCGGGCGACGGCTTGGACACCTTTTAGGGCGTCTTCAAGGTCCACAACTGATTTAGCCGCAGCCTGGAAGGCAGACAACCCTTGATAGAAGGCTGCCATCTCCACGGCATACCGCAAGAACGACCTGAAAGCAGACGACAGGGAGGTGTATGACTCCCCCAGCCTGTTTGTCTCATTGACTTGTTGCCGAATCATTGCGATGTCGCCTTGTAAGGCAGACACCCTAGCACGAGAGTGGGCAAGTGTCGCTTGGTCAACGGCAGACTGTGCCCTACCTTGTACACCTAAAATATCAACGATTCTTTGGTGGGCAGTAACCTCTTCCCGCATGGCGATAAGCTTAGCGGCATCGTTGCCTTTTGCAGTGCCTACTCGTTGAGTGGCGGCCTGTGCTTTTTGAAGTTGCTCTTGAACGGCAATAACTCCGAGTAAAGTCTCCCGGTCCTTTTCCCACGCAGCCGTCAGCGCGAGGGCGTAATGAAGTCCGCGCGCTGACATCTGAGCCACGCCGTCCTGGGCTTGCTGAATTGCCTTAGAATACGCTTCTACAGATGATTTCAGCTTGGCAAACTCCTGTGCGCCCATTGCCTGCGCTGGAGCACCCGACCCAAGCCTTTGGGTATTTAAGGCTGAAGGGGCGGTAGCGCTCCTCCTAAAGTAAAGCTCTTTGTTGGCTTCTTTCAGCTTGGTCAGGGTGGATAGTTCTTTTTCCTCAGTAGCCAGTCTTTGCTTGAGCGCTTCGACTTCTCTAAGAACCTGTGCGGAGCCGTCCCTACCAAGCCCTTTTGCTTTCTCCAAGGCAAGGGTGACGTCGAACTCTTCCTTCTTCAGCCGCAAGAGGGTTTGGGTGTCTGACAGGCTGCTTTTCGCTCTAGCGGCGGTGAGTTGAACCAAACGTTCTTCCGCAGCCGCGATTTGCTTTTCCTTGGCCAATCTTTCTTCAAGTCTTGCTAAAGCCTGCTTACTCGCGGAGACTTCCGCAGAAGTGTCCCCAGCCAACAAGTCCTTGTACTGGATCAACAAGTTGTTGAGTTTACTTCTGGCAGCGGCTTGTTCCCTAGTCCCAAGGTCGGCACTTCTATCCACTAAGGATTGTGCGGTGGCGATCTGCTCGGTAGCCTTGAGTTGAAGTTTCAGCTGGGCAAGAGTGTCCCTGGTAGATTTAACCCCCAGGTCGGTGCCGGAGTTTGCCCGGATCGCCCTTTGAATCCTGAGAAGTTCGTTATAGGCTTCGATCTGGTCTCGCAAAGGCTTGGTGCCGGAGTCGGTAACTGTTGACAAGGCTTTCTGTAGCCTTGCTTGTTGGTTCGCTAACTCCTTGTCCAACTTTACCTTCCGTGCCTGCTCCTCCGCCAAGGCACGGTACTTGGGGAGCTGTCGGTCGATCTCGTCCCGAACCTTTGCCAAGTGAACAGCAACCTGCTCGGAGGACACCCCCAACTCTTCTTCTGCCTTCTTATTGTTATGGACTTGTGCAGCAAGAATGAAGTACCTTTCTCTGGCCGCTTCCAGGACTTTTACCAACCGACCATAGTTTTCCGCTGTTGGCGTAGGGTCGAGGAGGAGTTGCCTGTCTTTATTCTTTAACCCAAGGAATTTGAAAGCCTCCGCCAACGAGTTAACATCGGAAATGGTTTTGGATACTTGTGAAGAAATGCCGTTTGTTGCGGCACCGATACCCAGCTTTAGTGATTCGCTAGCTTGATTCAGGCTCCGCGCCATTTGTGTCTGGGCGACAGTAACCTTAGACGCCTCCGCAGACATCTTGGTAGACATGTCCGTCAGCATCTTCTTAGCAGTAGCTATGTTTTGCCCCTCTATATCGACAAATTGCCCCCACAATGTCTTTTTCTTATCTAGATTCGCGTATGCGTGCACCGACTCCAGCTGTTGCAACATGAATCTTCGTAGCTGCTTACCGATAATATTACCGTCTTTGTCCACCGCATTTGCGCCGGATAGAAATTCTTTCCGAAGTTTTTCCGCAAGGTTAAGGGCGACTGGGGTTTGTTTAGATATTTTCGCAAACGCATCCTGGACTTTTTTACTAAGGTTCGCGGCGTCTTTATCCAACTCTTTGAAATCTGTAGCCAGCTTAGGGCTTATCGGGATATCTTTTAAACTACCGACTGCGGCTTTGATTTTGCTGGTTAGCTTCTCTGTGTCCAGTTTCAGTTCTTTTATCTGGACATTTACGTCGACGGCTAAATCTATTTGTGCTTCGTTGGCCATTGATTTGCTCAATTAATTTGGGGAGGGGTGTCTGATGCAGTTTAAACCTTTCAGCGTATTTTTCAACAGGCATAAAAAAGGCCCGGTTGAGGGGAACAACCGGGCCAAGAGGTCCAACAGGAGGAGTTTTAAATTTTTTACGTCGCTTGGATCATGTGGCTATCATCTGGGGTCTTCGACCTCAAGCTTCGCCAACACACCAACCGCATACTTGCCAAAGTCGCCCTCACACAAGCCGATAAATGACAGAAAGTCGTATAGTTTTAATGCGGCGGTTGACTTGATGTTCCACCAGATAATTCGTAGCTTTTTCATCTCATTGTACCTAATTTAAGTTCAGTTTCTGGCGGGCTGTTTAATTTTGGCGTTATACACCATTATTTGAACGTTTATGATGACTGGATCAACAACCCCATTGGGTTGGTAGCGATGATCGACGCAACAGGGGCCAAGTCGCCGGCAATGTCTGCGGCTGACGGTAACAGGACCTTCAACTCCATGTCAGAAGACGCGAAGTCGTCTGCACTAGTTTTGAAATTCATGTTTCCCCCGACGGAAACTTTCCAAAAGTTGAAGAAATCTGGTTTACCTGAAGCCGAAGTCCAGACCGCAGTCGCTGAGAAATAGTTCACCGATGTTACAGCGCCCAGTGGCACTTCATTGGCTTTGTAAAAATTAATGGCACCCTGCGCGGCAGTAAAAGCGTTAGCCAAACTGTTTGCTGTCCAGGTAACTGCGTTGCTGCTGACTGTTAGCAGCTTAACAATAGAGACAGTCTCGGGTTTACCTGTCTGGTAAATGACGCAAATATCGCCGGCAGTGAAGCCTACCCCGGATGCCAGCGTCGCACCGGCAGCGTTCAAAGCCAAGTCGGCGGCGATTGTGGTGGCGACGGGTGTGGCTGCGGCAACGATGCCCGCGCCGAGCAGCACAGATAAGTTTCTTCTGGAATATTCCCTGAAAGTTGCGCTGATAGACCCCAACTGTTTGGTAACTGCGGAGGCTATGAGGTTCTTTGGAAACCCCCCTTCGAGTTCTTTGGTCTCTTGCGAGATCGTAACCCCTACGCTGTCCACCAAACCAATGGAGTGGGCTTGAGATAATTTTCCAGCACTGGACATTGGCCCAATGCGAAGTTCTGCTGTTCCGATCTGGAATGCTGAAGTGACTGGTGCACCTAATTGGGCCATGGTACTTTCCTCTTTGCAAAGATTGATGAGTTGATATATCTTGAGAGAGTATAATAACAATTCATATAAATTACAATAGATTCCGAGAGGCCCTAATGTCTCACTCAATTTTTTACTTAATGGGGTCAGGTAGACGCTTTCCTATCTCTTTGTTAGCCGTAGAAACCTATGCTATCCATGTCGGGGGTGCTGTGACCGACGACGAGCTGTTCGACCTATTCGTTAGCATCGTCACCGAAATTTGTGGGGTAACCAACCCGACTACAGAGGATATTCATTACTTCGTGGGGCGACTACAGGAAATTCAGGAAGAGATAACGTCGGGGCCGGACAGTGCGAGGAAAGGCGCCAAAAAAGGGTGGGGGTCAAGCTATGTGGAATTCCTGCAAAAAATGTCCCTGGACAGTGTGATCCTCCGTATGGTCGGGTATGATTTCGACGCAGCCAAAAAGTTATACTGCGACCTGGACCGGTCTGACACAATGAAGCTGGTTCGCGACTACACTTCTGGCCTGATGCAAGAGGGGTTGATGCTGCTGGAGTCTACGATGTACGGGTTCGGTAATTCTTATTCTGAAGACAAAGGTAGGGGCAAAGCTTTCGATAGTGCCAACGCGCACGACCTTCGGACACCGGAAGGAGTTGCTGCCCTTAGACGCCTAGGCTTTTGAGTGCTGATCGTAAGCCAGGAACTTTTCTGGCTTACGATTATTTTGATGGGTTAAAAATGGGTTATTTTTGGTTTAATGCCTCAATACGTTAGTGCCAACCCCGCGCGCAATTTCTTGGCCCGCGCTATTAGGGTTTGACGGTATTACATGTTGCCGTGCGCTTCAACTGAAAATAAACCGCAAGCAAACTGCAAAAAAAAAAAAAAAATTGAAATTATAGAAGATTTGGCGTCTCAGACAGACTTAATCCACCCAAACAGAGTGCACAAGAGGGTTGTCGGAATGCACATGAGGCGCATTTTATAAAAGGGTTGGGATTATGTCCGTATTACTTTTTATTTTAGTAATGTCACCTTTAATATCCGATGCAGTATAAACCCTACCGTCAGGTAGCCAATGAATGGTGTTGGACGTTGGTGCAACCAAAGAAATACCGTCTAATCTTCTCCACACCCCGTTAGTTATAGTCAAGGCCGCCACGTTGACGTTCTTTACAAGTAACGGGCCATTGACAAGGATGTTATACTCATCAGGGTTATACTCATCAGGGTTATACTCATCAGGGTTATATATTACGACCTCTGATTTAGAACGATTTTTTTTAAAAAAACAGCACCGCCGCCGCAAAACGGCTCAACATAACAACGGTGAGGGGGCATCTTAGAAATGATAGAATCAGCAAGCTTTGATTTCCCGCCCATCCACCTGAGTGGCGACTTCACTACCATAAAATCACCACTAAATAATTGGTTAGTTTGTACGCGCACACTTAAATTGCGATAAAAACAACTTAAGTTGCGACAAAAAAAGCCTACGGCAAGCGGACAGTAGAGAAAGTCTCTCCCGTTTCAATATTCAACCACGACTCGCACACAATAATATCCCCATCAGCGACAAATATGCTTTGAGAATCGAATGATTCAGTCTCAGGATTCCATGTCTGAGAGTTAATTGTTTCGCCACCCTCATCGGGCCAGCGGTTCACTTCACCAGTTTTTACAATAGTCATTTTATTTTTCCTAAAAAAGATTTAAAAGCGTTCATAATTCTCGATACTTAAGCGAAAGCTCACCTCCCCATGCCGCGCAACAGCACATAATTTAACGTAGCGCCTACGCCAGCCCCGGCAACTCTTAATCGCATTGAACGAGCGTGTATGTTTAAAACTTGTACTCGCGTTTGGGAGTTTGCCGTGGGCGTGATGTTTGCGCCAATTTGATCCCACACCAACCCACCCTCAGTGGCCTCAAGCACCAGCACTGGTGGCGTTGTCGCCGCGCCCATGCTGATAAGTAAGTTGTAATCGACGCAACCGTCCGTTGTCCACGTGGGTGTAGTGCTATTGAGTGTGTTTAAAACCAAGTTGCGGTCAAACCATTGTCTTAGTAAAGGGCTTGGGCGCTGACTTTGCAATCGATTTATAACCCGTGTAAAACTCGGGCTTGTGCCACCAATGGTTTGCGCATAACGCACGCGATTTCCGGTTAATGGCATTATTGGCGAGCGGTATGCACCCGTGGCAGTGATGCGCGGGAATTGATAAACAGGCCACCAGTTCAAACCGGTATCATCAGACTCTTCCACGACCACGTCAAAAGTCGGGTTGGTACCACTAACCGCCGACACGACAACACTGTAATTTTGAGATACAGCCCCAATCGTCACGCTTGGCTGTATCGCCGCCGTGGTTGTAGTGGTCGTAAGAGCCGCACTCGCTACATCCGTTACCAACGTGTTGGGGTTAAGTGGCACTCCAACATTGTGGGCGTTGACGCTTAGCAGCCCGTAGACAGACAGCGCCCGCGAAGTGTCCGCCCCCCCGCGAGCTTGCGCTATCTCTACAAGATGCCGCGTGTACTCCAACGCCCGCACATAGTGCAAGCGAACGTCATTTGCGTTGATGCAAGCGCCGCCACAAGTAATTGCGCCAAAGTTAGTGCCCACGCTCTCAAGCTCATACACCGTGCCCGTCTGGCGCAGCAGCTTGTAGCGCCCGTCGTAGGCCGCGCCTGCACCGTCAAGGCCCGCCAGCCAGATTGAGTTGCCCGGCAGCACGGTCGGCGCTGTTGTGTTGAGGTTGACCGTCAGCACGTTATCCGTGCGCTGGATTGACTGGATCGCGCAGTTGAGTGAGCCTGGGTGGGCGACTGACCCATTGATGAGCACGACAACACCGCCCGCGCTCGCAGCGGTGCTGGCAGTGCCAATGGGCAGCGTGATAGTCGTTGGGTCAACAACGGTCACCACCGACTGCGTTGTAATGTTCGGAAAATTGGTTTGATCGCGTGCGCCATAGACCTGCACATAGTTGCCGCTTTGCAACCCATGTGGTCTATCCAACACCAATGTAGCAGTAGTCGTGCCAGTCTTGGTGTAGCTCAAAACTCTGCCGAGAATGCGCGAAAAATTAGGCAACTGCTTGTAGCGCAGGCGCAGCTTGTATCTAAATTCTTCATCTGGTATTCCTTGCGTGTAGCGACTTGTCGAGGCTACTGAGCCAAGAGACTCAGACGTGCGCGAATAGCACGTCGCTTCTTCCATCGTTGCCACAATTTCATTGTCCCCAGCGGAGGCAAACGAGTCTGAATACGGGCTGGTGTTTATTTGTTGCGCGGCCGTTGTAACCACAGTGGTAGTTGTACTTCTGGCAGCTGCTCCATTGCGGCGTGCTGAAAACTGCATCTGCGCGGCTGGGGCAGTTTCAGCCATCAGGCCTACACCATTTTTAGCGTAAGCGAATGGGTCTGCCCAGACGACATAACCGTTAGCGGTGTATGTACCATTACCCACGACCAATGGCACGGTGATTTGCTTATTCGTAACCACAGTTACAGCGACTGGACCAATATTGAGTAAGCTTGACGTGTTGCCAATTAAAACAATTCTGTCACCCCCCTTGAAAGGGTGCGGGTCAGTGAAATTGATCGTCCCCACGTTGGACGACACTACGATTGAGCCACCAGCAATGGGCACAGCAGCTACGGCGGTGTTTTCCTGCACCACACCGTTTTCGTCGCAACCAACTAGCTCAAGCGAGCACTCTTGCCCCAGCGTGCGCAGCGCCATGCTTAGACCGTAGCTAAAGCGCAACGGGAATTCGAAAGACTGCTTGGTCGTGAGCCGGTATTCGCTGCCCGCCAAGTAGGGATCAAGCGTGACGCGCAGGTAAGACGAGCCTACGGCGTCGCCGCCAAAAGTCACCACCCCGTTGCCCTGATTTATCCAAGTCTCGTCCCACACCGCTGGGTTTACCGCGCCAAGCGAAAAACCGTCGTGGAATTTGACCCCTGCATTACCCACGCTGAGCGCACCATTTTCTGTGAGCGGCGTTTTAAGCGCCTCTAAAGCGGTTTGCACCGCGCCGAGTGTGGGCTCCGTGGCTAGGCCAGCAAAAGCATTTCTGAGCGTCATAATCCATCCTCAATCCAAAAAGTAGCATCTGTACCAGCCACACCCAAGCCCGTCTGCACCCACAAGCCAGCTTGGCCCAACAAAAAGACTGGGGCATCGGGCTGCACATACAAATTTTGCGGGCCAGCTGGGCCTTGCGCACCAGAAACGCCCGTTGCACCAGTCGAACCAGTCGAACCAGTCGCACCTGTTGCACCTGTTGCACCTGTCGCTCCATCTAGGCCATTGGCTCCAGTTGCGCCTGTCGCACCAGCTGCGCCCGTACCACCCGCTGCACCAGTAACGCCCGTTGCACCTGTTGCACCTGTTGAACCTGTTGCACCTGTTGAACCAGCCGCTCCATTGGCTCCAGTCGCCCCAGTCGCACCCGTCGCACCCGTTGCTCCTGTTGCTCCAGTTGCTCCCGCTACGCCTGTTGCTCCAGTCGCTCCCGTTGCTCCTGTTGCTCCTGTTGCTCCAGTTGCTCCTGTTGCTCCAGTTGCTCCTGTTGCTCCCGTAGGCCCACGCTCAGCAGTTGCGCTAATAAATTTCAATACACTAGAACCACTCACTCCTGATATTTTTACATAGCTCATAAAGTTTCGGCCTCACTCACAACAATCGCCACAGTCTCAACGCGGATAGAGTCAGCTCCGTCAAAAAATTTAACATCAAACCTTAATTGAGCAATAGGCCACATTTTTGTGGCGGAGGAGGGCGCATATAAAATAAACTGATGCGACAACAACCCCGCGCGAATCACTTGAAAATCAAAAATTAAATTACCCCTAATGCCGCGCACTTGCGATGATATTTGCAATCCGCCGAGATAGTTGTCTGGCTCACCCAGGTCTGTAAAAAGCTCAAACAATTTCTCGAATTTGTCACCCTGTTTTAACGGAATTGTAAACATATTAAAACCTAGACGAGCAAATAAACAAGGGTTATCGTCGCGCCATCCGCAAGTAATGGGTTATTTTCTTTCCACTGTAAATTCGTGCCTAATCTTGTTGCCATTTTTAAATTCTCAGTAATATTAATTTAAACCACAATCTTGCGGATAACTTGGCTAACCATCCATTGGTAATTTTTACCTCGGTTAGCCATGATCTTGGCAATGAATGGTCTGTGGTATTTTCCAGTGCCTTCTAGTAAACCTATCTTACCAAAAGTTCGGGGACGAGATTTAGATAAATCTTCTGATGAAGAGCCGACACCAATATAAGGGGTTGCCCTTATAAATGAATTCCGGGTAATCTCGGTGATAAATGGCTCTCGGTGTGAGGGCAACTGTACTGAAATCTCATAGCTGAACATCTTTTTGCCAAAGGTGCGTTTACGTGCCCTGGCTTTGACTACGGTTTTCGCACTACGTAATTGAGATATGTACCCGTGCGCGAAAGGGGCAAACCCGAAAGCAAGGTTTCCCTTGTTCTTCCAGAACTTATCCCGGTTGGCTTCTTTCTTTCTCCGCAGCCAGCTTTTTGAAAGGGGTTGGAAACCGAAACCTGTGTTACCAGATGTGCCACCTGTGATGCCGGTTTTTAACAAGGAGTTAACAGATAAAAGCCCGGCTGCCATTTCTTCTGCAGCAAGGTGCTTAACAGCTTGTGCCACGGAAGAGGAGCTTTGGCCGGCACCTACACCGACCATACGATTAGAGATTTTGCGTATCAACTCAGAGACTTGAACGTTGACGGGGTTACCGTCTGCTCGGGTGATTTCGGCCTTGATCTTTTGGGAGATAACGTCCTTGTTGAAGGTTACTTTGGATACTAAAGCCATCTTTGCACCATGGCATCTATAGAAATCATTCTTACACCCGCCGCCCGGTCGAAACCCTGCGCATTGACGTAAGCCTTGGAAATTAGAATCCGCCCTTGCGAAGCGGAAACAAACGTATCCGACCAATCTTTGACTTCGATAAAAGTCCCAGGCCGAAAAACACCACTTATGATACCAGTCATCTTCAATAATCCGTAGTTCGCCGGATCGTTCATTGCTCTCACCCCCGCGCTGAATGTCGCGCGATATAGAGGGTCTTTAGGGGCTTCTTGAAAATTGCTCATCTCCCAGATGAATACAGGGTCCGGTTTAGACATCGCTTCTTCCGTTGCCGTGGCGTCGTCTAAATCAACGAATTTGGGTGCCCCAGGCTGTGCGGCAGCCATGTCCACACCAACCTTATCGATAGTGGATTTAACCGCGAGGAGGAAAGTGTCGATGCTCATAATTTGGTTAACTGGGCAAAAAGCAGTTTCAACTCAGGGACGAGTTCGTCGACCGTGTAAGTACCCCCAGCTATCTCCAAGGTGTCAGACTTCTTAAGTCCGGATGATGGGTGAATGTAACATGACACCCTAGTTACGTAAACACCGGCAGCATCTCGGTTTTCTGGTCCAGAAAACCCTTTCTCGAAAATTATTGGGAATAACCCTACCATGGAATTGGTCGCTTTCCCTGCCATACCTGACGCTGACAGCGTTTTTACTAGCCTACGCACAGTAGCGTAAGCCATTACGTTAAAAACCGTGTGAGAGAAGAGGTATGTGTCGCCGTTGTTGATATTCTGTTGGCTGGCGTAGAGAATAACTTCCTCGGAAGTATCCGAGCCAATACGCAAAATAGAGTATTTCTCTGGAATGTCTTGGGGTGTTATTAGTGTGCGTCGGTCGTAGAAACTCACATTCCGCCCTATGAACCTGCCGTCTGGCGGGTAACTACACGCGAACGGGAGTTTCTCCCAGGTTACTCCCGTAAAACCCCAGAGTTCCGTACGGCAAACTTTTAATGTTGCTTGCGAAAGTCTCATGCACCGGTTACAGGGTTATATCCAGCAGGAGAGATTCCCATGACGCTGTGGGCAATGGCTGACACAGGCGGGTTAACTTTATTTTCTAAAGTTTTAAGTTTGCCCCGCAAGGATTCCTTTATCGCTTCAAAGTCTACTGAGAATCTGGAAAGCTGGTCGTTATTGGCTTGGATTTTTTGAGGGATAGCGAGAGCTGCGTTCTCCAACAGAGTCAATGCTCCGAAGTACTGACACCACAGTGTCATCCTGCGCTCCCCGTCATCAGAGCTATCAAAAATGGTCTCGTATGTGGGCGCTATCTCTGACAACCTCTCGATCATTTGCATGTCAAGGTTCTGTGCAGCGATCATGGCGTCGCTAACGTCGTTCTCGTCAACTCCGATGGATGACCTGATGGCGTCTGAGTTGGTGTATAGGACGGAGATCATCGGGGTGCTTTGTCCATAATGTTTAACTGAATTTCGTGCTGGGTTACCCGATCACGTAAATCTGCAATGCTGGTGTAGGCGTACTTACCCGCCGCAAGTATGCCTCCAGAAGATAGTGTCACCATAAATATACAAACTCTTAGCATAGTTTGTGCCTTATCTGCAATGGTGGTGTGGGCTTCTATTTTAGTGCAATGGGTTTCTAGCCTCACCTCGTGGTCGTTTATTCTTGAGGAGTGCTCTCTTCTCATCCCGTCTAGGATATGAGTCAACTGAGCTAACTCTGACATCAACCCTTGGCAAACCAAGAGGATACTGCGTTTATCCTGGTCGTTTTCCAAGCGGATCATGTCCGACAATTCAGAGAGGTTTCTCTGTGTAACGCTCGAATTGTCGCTCATCGTTACACCAGTTTAAATATCTTCGCCTCAAGCTGATCCCTTACAAACTTATGTTCGGGTGCCTGGAGGTCATTGATCTCTTGTGCAGCGTGGACCTGGAACATGACGTCTGTTACTGGGTGTCGGAGTTTGTGGTACAGGGCAATAACTTTGACCGGGCCTTCGGTTTCCCATGGGTTGACGACGGTTTCATCGTTGGCGACGGTTTCATCGTTGGCGACGGTTTCATCGTTGGCGACGGTTTCATCGTTGGCGACGGTTTCATCGTTGGCGACGGTTTCATCGTTGGCGACGGTTTCATCGATTTTTACTGGTGCGGGGTTTTTGGTAGCCATTTCGCTCTCCTTTGGAATGGTAAGACTATACAGAATTTGGGAGGGGTTGGCAAATTAGGGTTTGAGTGTGAGAACCATGTTACCGCAACCATAAATACGGCTATAGCCGTGCGCTTTCATGTTTGCTTCAGCGGTTAGGTCAGGGTCATAGTTCTTTAGGGTTTTAGCTAATTTGTGCTTTTGGAATTGAAACCTGGAGTATCTGCCTTTACCTTTAACGTAGTCGAACCCAGGGGAGCTTTCATGGGAAAGCAAAAACCCTGCGGATAAATAGCCCTCCCCGTTGAACAGCCTTTTGTCGCAATACGTCATGAGGGTTTTTCCTTGTACGGCTTTCAAAAGTTTCTTAAAGCCGCCGATAACGGTTGTGTTTAGTTTGTGACAGAACCTCACCAGTTCCAGATCAGCGGGAACTGTCTTGAAGATTTCCCTAGGTTTGGAGAATGACGCCATAGAAACTATCTCACCGTCGATGACCAGCCCGAAGTGTTGTTGGCAACCTACGAACCCTTGGATGTGATTCTCATTATAAAATTTTTTCGCGTCAGTGGAATTGACAGCAACAAGTTTGGTCTTTCTTCCTGGAACGCGCCGTGTGTAAATGCCTAGCCGAGAGGAGATAATGGATTTCACAATATCGGGTTTATTCTGCCACTCATCCTCGTAGATTTGGATTAGGTCGACCCCAGCTTCTTGGCACTTTTTCAGTTTATCCAAGTGGTCTCGTGGTTTTTTAAAGTTTTCGCCGTGAAAGTACAACCCGTTGTATTCCACGGCGACATTCTGCTCCGGAAAGTAAATATCGAGCTCTTGCCCCCAGAGAATACCCCTATCCGATTGAATAACCTTTGCTAGACCCTTGAAGTGATCTGCGATTTCTTGTTCCCCTTTAGAGACATAGGTTGGTAATAAGCTTGCAACCTTCTCATACCCACAAGCCTTACACCCCGCGCCAGCTAGATGCCCCATAGCTGTTTGCGTAAACGTTCCGTGGGTAGGACATGTGATCTCCAGCAGAGTGCGGTTGCCTTTGTACTCCTGCCCTCTCCTATATGTGTATTGCCCATGCACCTTGTTAGCTTTATCTATGACTTGGCCTAGGGTGTGGAACTGCCTTGCAGAGCTTTGTTCGCTAACGCAGTCAGGGCACAAGTATTGGGACGTCCTGGCAGAGTTGCCTATCTTGGTAAACTCTCCGTGCTTTTGGCACAGGAACTTTACGTGCTTGAATACACCCTTGAAACTCCCTGGTACGTAAGAGATGTTGTCGGGAAGGTTTAGGGATTGAACATAGGACTCTTCCGTTGTCCTTATCGGCATAACCTTATCAATAAGCGCATTCTTAGCGGCTCGGGATACGGTGGCACACTTAGGGCACCCACTACCTTTTAAATGATCCCCCGCCAATTGAGAAAAGATCGTCCCGCAGATATTACACCCGAGATTAACCTTTGCTTTCGATGCTGTGTAAACCGTTTGGGTGTAAGAGTACCGATCTGCACCGTGTTTAGCTTTTGACTTCTCGATGAAAATGTCCGTCGTGTGTCTGTGGCTATCGGCAACCTTGCTCACTTTACACTTCGGACAACCTTCTCCTCGGATATGGTTCCCTGGGCGTTGCTGGAATTGGCCGTGAGATGGACAGATGATGGTGACTTTCTTGTCTGTACCTTTGTACTCAACAAGAGAGTAGTCGTATTTGTTGCCGTGAATAGCTTTGAACTCAGCTAGGGTTTGTAAGGCTGTTTTACGTTTCATGGTATTCGTCGGAGTTAGGAGGGTGTGAGGAACCGTATTATACCCCTCAAACTCAAGCTCGAACAAGCATTAAAAAGGCCGAGAAGGTTAACCTTCTCGGCCTTTTTATTTTCGTCTAAAATTAAGAGCTTACGAGCCTAACGTCAAACCTTGGAACGCTTCGTCATACAATTTCACTAACAGGACACCACTATCCACTCGGAACTCAGTGGCTCGTCTCATCACGAAATTCTCTACCGCTGAGTAACTGGCAGAGACGTTGGTGATTTGGTGTAACGCATTGGCTTTGTCGAAACCAACCAAACGGTTTGCACCAATGATGGATGTCGGCAGTGACAGGAACTGTGGTTTGGGTAGGTTAGCGTTAATCACTGACCAGTCGAGCTCGAACTTAGTGTCGCCTGTTACACCATTAGGGTTGCGGGCATACTGGTCCAAATCCAAGGCAGCATCAAGGTCGCCCATGATGTGAGTAATCGTCATTTTTTGGTAATACTGACGTAACCACTTAATGAACCCACGTCTCGTGATCTTGGCTGTACCAGGGATCGCGGAGTCAAAGGTTGAAGCATTCACAAAAGGTGTTGCTGCAATGCCGAAATCCGTATCACCATTAATGATGTTGGACATGTCCTCTTCCAGTCGACGAATACGTTCGCCTCTGGCTTGCGCAGCCATGGTAATGCCGACTAAATCAATGGTAGTAGCTTGCAACGCTTGGTCAGAAACCGCCAGACCAATCCCTTTAGAGGGGATGATGTAAGACTTTCCACTCAAGGTGATTGACACCATGGTCGCAGGTTCCGCCAATTGCGCGACCGGCATTGACGCACTTGCCATGGGCGCGGTCACATCAATACGTGGTTGGTCAACTCGGGCACCGGTTACAGTGGTTTTCAATGCGATTGCACCTTCCCAAGGCAACAAATAGTCGTCTTTGTTATCTATCAGGTTCGCGGCAATCAAGTTAAGCATGATTTCCGGGAACAAGATTCGGCCAGTTGTTGTTTGACGGTCCGCACCATCGCCACGAAGGATCGTACCCATGGACTTGTCCAAAGTACCGTTGAAAATTTCGTGAAGGCTGGAGGCAGGGATGCCGCGTGCATCGTCGGGACGTAAACGGATACCTGCGCGGCTAATCATTTGCTCGAAAGCAGTGGGCTGCTCCGGTGCTGTTTGGAATTTGCGAGAATAGTACTGTGTCAGGTTGATCTTCTGATCTGCGGCAGCTAAATAATCGGTTACGTCAATCTCCACCTCGTGGTTCTTGCCATCCGCACCTTTAAAACTTGATTTGTTTGCCATGATATTAAATCCTTTCGATGAGGACTAAGTCGCCAGCGACGCCCGTACCGGAAACGATACTGATAACGCGCCATAAGTGAACTGTCGGCGAACCGGATTTGACTTTTGGGTAAGCGTCCGCTGTGCCTAAAGCCGCAGAAGCGCCGGCAACAACCAAAGAGCGGATGCCGATTGCGCCCACTTGGGCCGCATCAACCTTTGCAACCTTGCGCTTGTTCTTGATTACACCGCCCCAAGAGAAGCCGTCGTTGTAAGTGCCAATATCGACAGTGTCAACGAAACCTTCGATCTCGTCGCCAGCTGTACAGACAACGTAGTTGTTCAAGACGCCCAGTTTTACGGGCTTGCCGACATCGGCTTGCACAAGTTTAGCGTTTGCGGCTGTCCCGAGGCATGCCGTGACAATGTCGGGCAACGGGGAGCTGGTTAACTCTGTGAATTGAAAATTAGACATTAGTGGTCCTCTATTAATTAAGGGTTGCGTGGGCGGAATGTTGCCAGATTCTGGAGGGTTTCTTCCATGAAGTTTGTGGCTGCCTCTGCAGCCACATCCTCTTCTCCACCCTCTTCGACTTCGACAGAAACTCTGCCTCCGTTGCCGTATTTTTTCTGCAATTGTGCGTCCGCCATAGCATGTTGTTGAATCAACAAACTAGGGTCCATAGCTAGTAAGCTTTCCATTTCCGGGACCGGACTTCCGATACCAGCGAAAGCTCGTTGGATAGACAGTGCGGCAATCTTTTTAAGCCCGTCTTGAGATGCTTCCAGGGAGATCAGTTTGGCCGAGAGCGTGCGCAACTCGACTTTTGCGTCGATCAGCTGGTTTTGAAGATTCTCGTCGGATTTAACTTCCAATGTGCCGGGTATGTCCTCAGCCTTGGCTTCTGGTTTTGCTTCGGGTTCATCGACTTCCTTTTCGGGTTCGTCAACCAAAGGCGCACCTTCCAACGCTTTTTCGGGAGGTATGCCGGAAGCGATAGCGCCAGCAACCCCCGGTGTGATTAATCTTTTTTTCATACCGCCCTCTTTAGAATAGTTCATACCGTAATAGTTTGTATTCTCGACGCTTTTCTTTGAAAATGCAATTAAAAGTTGGTCAAACGTTTTGATCCCGGAAATAATGCCTAGTGATAAAGCCTCTTCGCCGTACCATGTCTGGCCTGTGGCAATGCTGTTGGCCACGAATTCGGGGTCCAAGTTACAGTGCTTAACCACTACGTCGACGAAAAATTGGTGAGCTTTGTCGAGGTCGTTTTGGATAACCCCTGTGCTGAAATCCGTTAGTGCTTCGTAAGGGCCTCCGATGTGCTTGTATTTCGCCGAGCGGAACACAGTTTTGGAAATACCTTCCATTTCCAGCATCTTTGTCACTTCTGTATGAACCGCGACAACACCAATGGAGCCGACCTCTGCCATAGGCGTGGCGTAAAAGTCATCAAGAGCTGTCGCCAGCCAGAACCCTGCCGAGCAACATTGGCTGGAAGTGTGTGAGGTTGTGGGAAACTCCTTGGCTAACTGCTCCAGGAAATAGGACGTATCTTCAATGCCGGCAGCACTGCCCCCAGGAGTTTTCCAACTAAATAGGAAATCCGTGGCTCCAGCATTGATTCCGCAAATAGCCGCCTCTTTAATATCGTCGTAACCGGTATACCCGAAGTATCTGCCAAACCAACCTGCAGAGCCATCAACCATAGGGCCTTCAACAGAGATAACCGCAAGGGTGTTGTTCATTTCCAGCATCCAGTGCTCCACTTCATCTTCGACGGAACCCTCGTCACCGGGTTCGCCCCACATCGAGAGGCGCTTGAGGTTGTAAGCCTCGGCTTGCTTTCGTAAGGACTTGGGGGCTTTGGCGATCATTCTTTCGATCTCCTGTACCCGCTCAAACGATTCTATGCTGCCGAGCCATAGGTCAGTCATGGTTGTGCCTTCAATGTGTGGTGGAGGAATTCGCCATGGTGCTCTTGGCAAAAAGTTTTATAAGCTTCGTAGGCAAGTTCGGGGGTGGGGTAGGATCCGATGTGTACTTGCTTGCCGTTAAGTGCTGCTTGTGCCTGCCAGGGGTTTGTCTTATTGTTCTTAGACGCCCGTACACCCTTGAATCCAGAAGTGTTATTTCGCATCTTTCCGGCGTTAACCCCGTTTTGGCTTCTTGTGGCTTGTCGTATATTTACCCACCGGTTATCTCTACGCACTTGGTTTACATGATCTACATGCTGGGTAGGCCATGCGCCAGTCATGTACAACACAGCTAGCCTATGTGCGAAGAATTCTTGCCGACCAACAGTGATTCTTATGTATCCTGTTTTTGTAAGGTTGCCAGCTTCTTGGTGTCCCAAATGCCCTCTTCTTGGTTGTATCCAAGTAAAGTTGCCCGTCTCCGGGTTATATGACAGAATTTCTTTCAGGTAGTCCTGAGTCAATTCTTTAGGCGGCCTAGTCGGTAGGTTATTTAAAACCAACCATTTAAGGTGTGCCACGGCATCCGACAAAGATTTAAACGTCTTCTTTCTATCCCCAAGTACAGCCCTCCAACTGCCGTTCGCAGTCTTATGACACCCTGCATAACCGCTTTCTTTCGACGGGTCTTTTCTCAAGCTGTCGAACAGTACATCGTCTAACATTTCTGTGTTAATCATCATATTTACCCTTTTGGGTTGCCTCCCCCGTTAGCCGGCGGAATTCCGCTAGTTTTAGTGCCAGCGTTACCAGATTTCTGTTGGGCGCCATCATTTTGCGTAGCCATGTCTTTAGGCTGAATACCCGGGTCGCCCGCGCTCCCGGTTAGTTCTCCCATGAAGAGTTTTCCTGAGAGGTCAGGGGCTCCTGGAGACATAGGGAACATATCGAGAGCATGGGCTGCCTCTTGCGACGTATAGTAACCCATAGACAGCTTCCTCATCACATCTTGGAACAGTACCGCCCTATGTGCACTCAATTCCGACTCTGTCCGTAATTCAATTGGCTTGAATTTAAATTCAACATAAGCATCCATCCCACCTGCCAACCGCGTCGCCAACGTCAACGCACGTGACATAACGGTCTCAACCGGCGCCCGAACCCCCTCGGCCATTTTAACAAAAATTAAACTCTCAGTGTTCGACAAAGATTGCGAGCCAGCACCGCGCATCCCCAGCACTGACGGCATACTCTTCAAAGATGACGCCAACATGCCTGCCATCGTTTCCAGAATAGCAGTATAGTCCGCTTTCTCTCCTTTTGCAGAAATAGAGTCGATTTCCACGGTATCGTAAGTGACTAGGGCGTCATCCGGACCCAATTGGCTAAGGGTATCCTGCACCTGTTTACGGACAGTTTCAAAAAACTGTGCCATCTTCTCTGGATCGTTCTGTGTTTCCGGGTCAGCCATCTGCTGCACAGCCTCCTGTAGAAGCTTGGCTACCAATCTGGAATGGCCCGATCTCCTGATAACTTTGAAAACATCCTCAAGCAACTCGGTGAACATGTAGACGGTGTTCAACGCAGACTCAAACGGGCTTCGAGGAAATATGCTGTTACTTTGCTGTGCCGTGGCAGCGTAATCCACCGTGGCCAAATTTAAGTTGATCGGGTCGCCACCGGTTCCAGTTGGAATCTGTCGTGGGTAGCGCCCGCCGTCCGGCTTGGACACCCATTCAATAGAGTTCGTCGGTATACACACTATGTTCTCGGGCAGCTTAAACTTGTTCAAAACAAGCTCCGTCATACATGCCCCGGTTTGTAAGACCTCTTTTAAAAGTGTTTCCAGGGTGCCAGATAAAGATTGTTTGCTTGAGAACCCTTCGGTGTAGTCGTACAATGTATCCATCGACGCCGCAATTGTCATCGCGGTTAATGTCGCCCCAGGGTCAAATTGGTGGCTGCCCGCAGAGTACCCTGTGATTCTGTATCCCGAAGACATAGCCAGCTGCAAGTAGCTATTAAGTGCCGCGCTGAATGTCCCGTTGACTCGCGTCAGTATTCGGATCGCCCTGGTGTGATCTAACTGGCGAAGGTCCTTGACCCCAGTATTAAAGAACTTCTGCTCCTGGTCAGGAATGACAGTATCTTTATCCTTCCTGTACCCGACATCCGAGACCTGCACTTTTGTAGCAACAACCCTTGTGGGAAGTTTGATTGGAGGAGGGGTAGCAGCCATGGCAGTGTCCGAGTTAAATATTATTCATTATTACACACACTTATGAACAAACCAACAACAGATAGCGCAGCCAGTTACCATCAGGCAGTAGCAGAACTTGATTTAATTCTTGTGGACTTGGAAGAGCACATGAGCTTATTAACTGGCAAGCAGAAGGCTACCCTTTTAAGGTTATCTGGGTACGACCCGTCCTCTAACAACATATCCGTGGATCAGGTCCAGAAGCAGTATGAGCTCGTGTTGAAAATACGCGACCGCCTTCTTGATGACGATGAGGGTCTGTTGGCCGGCATTGAGACACGGGCTTTAGCGTCCTTTTCCGCCTCGGTTAATTCCTTGATTCAGTTGTTCTTAAGAAACAGGGAGAAGTTGGACCATATCCGGGAGGTCGAACACCTTCGGGCAGCGGTAATTCAGGCAGTTGAAACTTTGGATAAGCCTGCTCAGGTAAGGTTTTTCCAGAGGTTTGACGAGTTGTCGGAGGAAAGGGGGTAACCCTCTTATATAAATAAAATATTTAATAATAAATATTTATGTTTATCTTAATAGAATTTTGCCCTTTTTTATGCGTTTTTCTATTAAGATAAACATAATTTTCATTCAACTAAATTTTATTTACTACTATGAACCTTTCACCTGAACAAAAGCTCTTTATAGAACAAGTAGTTAACGTTTTCGAGACTGGTCGTAAAGACGGTGACTTCGCTGGCATTGCCTTCAAGGGTCAGATCGAGGGAAGGAATTGGGGCTTAGGGGATCGAGGGGTGAAATTACAATGGGAGACCTGGGCGTGAAAGGGCTTACTTGGTGTTTCTGTTGTAATACGCGCTGCTCCTTGAAGCCTGTTTGCGCCAGGGACGATAAAAGAAAGGTTGGTGATGGGGGACGGGTGAAATTTTTCCACCCCGTCCGTGGGGTGGATGGGGTCGTGAGCTGTACGGAATTTGTTAAAGTGGAGCGTAAGCGGTGAGTACGTTTAAAGTTTCGTCAGTAGCACAGACATTTAGGCAATCGGTTGAAGCTCAAATTGACCGTTCAAGCTTGGTAACAAGTCAGTGGATCGAAAAGAACTTTACAAACCCAAAGGACAGTAGAAAGAACTGGTCTTTTGCCGACCACGAATTTCAAATAGATATTGCCAACCAAGGTGATGATGTGCGTGAAGTTTGTGTAATCAAACCCGCACAGACTGGGTTAAGTACCTTACAGATCAGGATTATTCTAGCATTCCTTATTCAACACAATAATTTAAAGGCAGCATACGTACTTCCGACATCGAAATTTGCTTCGGAATTTACGCAGAGCCGCGTTAACCCTACCATTGACGACTCCCCAGTCATCTCCCGCCTTGTCAGTACCGACACAGACAACACTTCACTGAAAAAGATCGGCTCTTGTTTTCTCTTGATGCGCGGAACTAGTGGGACCAGTAGTGCTATCTCGTTCGATTTGGACATGATCATTGTGGATGAAAATGATTTTTGTTCGCAAACAGTTTTAGGTTCTTATAACTCTCGCCTGCAGCACAGTGATTTGAAACTGCGTAGGGACTTCTCGACCCCAACGCTCCCAGGATACGGTATTTCAGAGAAGTATGCAGATAGTTCCCAAGCTGTGCGCCTAGTTAAGTGCGAGCACTGCTCCGAGTGGGTCGAGCTTAACTTCTGGACGGACGTAATGATCCCAGGCTTCAATTACGGTACAGCTTCCGACAAACCAATGTCCGAGTGGAGGAAGGAAATGGCTATGCACCCTGGGATCGAGGGTTGTTGGTACAAATGCCCTCATTGCGGCGAGGAAATTACCGGCGAGGTACTTAATAACCCAGAAAGGCGCCAATGGGTAGATAAATTCCCTGGACATTGGCGCCGAGGGTTCAGAGTATCACCGTGGGACGTGCCCAAGTACAACCCCTTGCAAGAGATTCTCAGGTCTGTTAAAGACTATTCTTACAGCGATTACAACAATTTCCGTCTCGGTCTCGCCTACGAATCCGCCGAAAACAGTTTCCTCTTGTCCGTCATCCTCCGAAACACCGTAGTCAGGCGCGTCACCCTTGCCGACCTCCTCCGTGGCGGCATTTACGGCGTCTACATCGGGGTGGATTTGGGCAAGATTGCTCATGTCACCGTCGGGCTGCCTTCTCCTAGGGGCCTTGACATCATTTGTGCCGAAAGAGTAAAAGTTGCCGACCTTCCCGACTGCAACCTGGGTGCCTACCTCGTCAGGTTAGCTCGTGTGACACGATCTGTTCGAATGGTTATCGATGCTATGCCTGACTACTCTGTGTCGCTTCACGCGCATCAAATGGGTGTAGGTTACGGTGCCGAATACGCAAGGGCTTCCGGATTGGATATTTACCAATGGGATGATAATAAAGGCGTGGTCAAGATTGAGCGGGATGGCCATTTCGATGATCTGGCTCAGTGGGTGAACGGCGGGAGGGTTGGATTTCCGGTGGGCGAGGACTTGATGTCAGCGCATTTAAGTGTGCTGAAAAAGGCTAAAGTGCAAACGTCAAAAGGAATCGAGGAAAGGTGGACCTCGACAAGCAGCGAGGATCACTTTGGGCACGCTCTCGGTTACTGTTTTGCTGGCTTCTCCTCGGTAGAGGCTAGGTGGGGTTTGGCTAAGGTCTTCCCTGGAGTTGGGGTGGGGAAGGTTGCGGTCGGCGGGCAAGTTATCGGGGCCGGACAAGAGGCGGGCAACCTTGCGGCAGCAGGTATGGGGTTTGTTCGTAGATAGGTTTTGAGCGTCCTTGCTCCGGGGATTGGGGTTTATTCCGCAGCGGCGTCCGGGTTCAGGTCGTCGATTGCTTGTGAGGTTTCTTGCACGAGGGCCAAAGCTGCGACGGCTTCGTCTGAGATCGGAGCGCCGGCCAGTTTATCGGTCAGGTCTGCGACTTGGGCGATAAGGGAGGTTGTGGCGGCTTTGATTTCATCGTGGGCCTTTTTGTTTTGGGCAGCGATGTTGTTTAGGGTTTCGGCTAGTTGTGCTTGATTCATTAGGATGACCTTTAATAGCTTGGTGTAGGGTAGGGTGAAGAACATGATTTTTACCGCTTTTTACGGGGAGGATTTTATCACGGTTTTGTTGTTACGGGGAGGATTTTATCACGGTTTTGTTGCTGGGTGTGGGACGGTTTTTGGAACATGCCAAAAATCTCTTTGCAGACTCCACTCCCCCAGCCGAAGACATGCCCGCCAAAAATGCCCCCCGGGTCTTGGCACGCATCTTGCTTCCTGTCAAGATTCTTTACACCTAAAACCTTTATAAATCAACCACTTATCTAAACTATCAGCTTTCTTTACAGTTTTCTTTACAGTTATCACTCTGTTATAAATCAATGACTTAAGTCAATCACCTGTCAACTTTCTTTACAACTTACTATCTTTTAAGACTGTATGCTAATAAACCTTAGATAGAACAACCACTTGCATTATTGGCATACTACCTGCTATACTTAAAACGTGGTAGCAATATCGCTACTCACTAACCCTATATAGGAATACGACAATGAAAACTGCAACTAAAAAAACCAACTCTAAAAACCGTCCCCTAGTGGACGTGAAAGCCTATCAAATGGACTTGCACGCAGCTGAACAGGGCAGGCTGAATGCGAGAATAAAAGCCGAAACAGAAAAGCGTATTGATGAATTAAATAAATTAGGTTATGACGACCTATTAAGTACATATGCCGGATCATTCATTGGCGATTCTAATCAATGGCTGGCTTTTAAGCTGGCTATTACCCTTAACTTCAAACAAGCCTCAAAGTTTGGTGAATTATCACTAGATCAACGTCTTGCATTGATAGATAGCACGAAACAAGATGCTATCCAGCACCTTGAATCGCTTGAAGAGAGAGGGTTGCTTTGCAATGATAAGGACACCATTGCTTTGAAAGGCGCTAAACACGGTGTCGAATACACGAAACAAGGCTTGTTTGTCCTTAACGACAAGGGCGAAAGAATAGCCAAAAAACCCGCACCAAGCGCAGGAATGGCTAGTGCTTTAAAAACTACCCGTACTTACAGTGCTTTGATTAAGTCAGCTGAACCATTTAACTTGGCGTGGATTGATAGCGGCAAAACAGCGTTAGAGACAAAAGTTAAGGGTATAACAACCGTGTATCAATCTATGCTGGAATCCTTAGGGATTGATGGCAATGGGTTGATTAATTGTGTGTTACCTGATACCAGCACTGACGTTGATACCAGCACTGACGTTGATACCAGCACTGACGTTGATACCAGCACTGACGTTGATACCAGCACTGACGTTGATACCAGCACTGACGTTGATACCAGCACTGACGTT